CACTCTATAAGTTGAGCGCAATTTATAGACATCCAAATCAATACCCGGCATTATTTGTGTCACATTTTCAATTCCATTAGCCACAAGCACCGAGGCATATTTTTTTGACTGAGATATACAATAATCTACTTGACGCGCAGAAGATAAAAACTTGGATTTAATAGGATCCTTAGATTCCATATGGGACCACCACCCAGTTGACGGAATGTCAGTTTTTCGTTGTTCATAGTAGGGTAAAAAATAAACACAATCACATTTCTCTTTTGAGTTTAGTAATATTTCGTGTTCGGAGAATTTTTTCATTTCTTTAATAAACTTGCTATAAATCCAACCGCGATCACCACATATAATATTAACCTTCATCGAAAACTCCTTGTTGCGTCGAAAAATCCTTCTGTTTATATTATACGCGATTATTAAAATTTTTCAGTTAAAAATAAAAAATATTTTTTACGTGCGGTGTGTAATATAAAATTGGAGGTATTGATGACCAAAATATGCTATATAATTCAATCTTTACATATCGGCGGAACGGAAACTTTCATCTATAATACAGCCAACCACCTCAAAAATCATTTTGAGTTTCATTTTATAGCCACAGGGAACCCAGACATCCACCCAAAGTTTGCAAAAATAGGAAAAACCACATACTCGGGCGAAAAGTGGAACAAAATAACCGACTATCTAAAATCCAACAAAATAGATATACTTCAATACGGAAATCTACCACAATACAAGAATTGTGCGCTCAAAGCAAAAACGCCCGCAATCATTGAGAGAATTGCAGGCCCACGATCTCTTAAATCTGACCACGACGGCGTAACTCATTTGGTTTCCTCGTCACATGGAATAGTTCCAGCAATACGCAAATCTTATTCAGGCCCCATCACAGTCATACACAATGGAACAAACTTAAACGAAAACACTGAACCCGCAAAATCATTTAAAGATGGATTTGTGGTAATATACCCTTGCAGTCGTTTGGGCCGAGGACAAAAAGCGGACGATCTAATTAAAGCCACAATACAAGCAAATAAATCAAACCCTCGTGTAAAACTAATAATCACCGGGGATAGACCAAATCAAGCCGGGTACGAAAAAATAAAACCAGAATTGATTAAATTAGCAAAACCTCTAGGAAAAAATTGTATTTTCACCGGCTTTGTAGATAATGTGCCCGAATTAATCGCCGGCTCTGATTTATGTGTAGTTCCGGCAGCAACGCACGGTATTAGCAATGGTCTTATTGAAGCCTCTATGCTGAAAAAACCCACAATATCCACCAAAGTAGGTCAAGCAACAGAAATATGCCACCACGGAAAAAATGGATATTTAATAAGAACCGGAGACATTACTCAACTAACCAAATACATACTTTACCTTTCCAACACCCCCAGAGTTTGTGATGAGTTTGGACAATGGGGATACGATCTAGTAAAGAAAGAGTTTAATCTCGACATACAAGCTGAAAAATGGAAAAGGTTGTACAAAAGCCTATTGGATTAAGTTTTCTATTATTTTAGCAATTCTCTTGTAAGCCTTTCCGTCTCCCACCGGATCACAATACTCCAACACATGTTTTCTACACGCACCTATGTCCACACTGTACTCATGGTTATTAAGTGCTCTACTTAAACTTTCCATCTTGATAAATTTCATTATGCTCGGATTGCTAGATTTGGGCCAATTTATCAAATACTTATGCGAGTTTATGTTTAAAAGCGGAGTAGGAAAAAGCACCGACTCCATTCCTATCGAAGAACGAACATTTAATATTACATCGGCACATTTAAATCCAAGATACCCTTCTTCCGGCTTTAATATATTTACACCCCCTGGAAATAAAATCTCCCATGAGGGTCTATGTTTATAATGTAGGTTTTTGTTCATCACACCAGGCATAGGGGCGTATTCCGACAAGTGATCTACGGGATGAAACTTTACCAAAACCTCCCACTCCGGGCATTTTTTTCTTACTATATTCACTATTTGCTTATATTCGGCGTCTATCCCTTTCTGATGCCCTACTTCTCCGGCGCTACTCTTGCACAAAATAGCCAATTTTTTATTCGGATTTAAGCCATATGACTCCATAAACTTTACTTTATTAATATCTCCTAGGCCCCAAGCCATATCAAAATGCAATGTGCCTGTGGTATAGATATATTTCTTTCTCTTGGGAAATTTTTTAATTACTCTTCGCTTCATCCACGGGCTTTTTACCGTCATATATTGCGCCCCAGTTTCTCTAAATGCAATATCAACTGCTGCGGGATCCAACACTATAACTCTTTTTTTGCGTGCTTTCGCAATTAAACTGCCGGCAACATCCTTATATGCAAATCTACACACCAACAAATCTTTTTTGTCCATTTCCGCAAGAATGTTTTTTGGTTTTTTAACAATGGTGGTTATTGGTTCATAGATTTTTTTAAGATGTGGAAGCGTAAGTCGTATATCTCCCGCCTGCAACACATATTTGACATCCAACCCGCGATCTTTTAAGTTCTGATAAAGAGGAACTTCAAGAAATGGAAAAGTTGGAAGATATAAATCCGAAAAAATAAATATTTGTTTCATGTGCGACCTATTTTGTGATTGTAGCAACGTTTCAACAAACTATCGTATAAACTTCGAACTTGTATATCTTCAATCGTTTCTTCTGATCTGTAATGTTGCAGTTTTTTCGACACAAATTCTTTTATTTCTTTTTCCGCCATATCGTATTTCTTCAGTTGCGGAACACCAACAAACTCAATAATTCTTTTAACTGCTTCCTCTGTGTCATCTAACAAATCACAATAATGAAAAAAACATCCTCTTTTTGGTGACTCTCAAAGCCAAAAATTGAATAATCATGATATAATTTTCCAAACTCGTATAAATTATTTGACATATAAAGGGACCTTGTTTTTGCTAGAACCATTAGACATGCAATAATCAATACTATCCACTCGTCGTATTTCATATATTTGAGTTTTTGGAATAGAAATGCGACCAATCTTCTTAAATTTTCTATTAAACACGTGAATATGCCCCAAACTTATTCTATTTTTATCATCATCAGATTGTTTTGATGAACCGATTAGTATGTAGTCATCTGAAATAGACAAACCTCTCACAAAACCCATATTTTTCAATATTGGTTTATTGTTGTATAGCACATTGCCGCCCAAGGAGTCACATACAATTATACAAGATTTGTCTTGGTATATATTGTGTCCGCACTTAGCATTTGACTTATATCTTTTAACTTTGTCAAAACTTTTATTCAAATAAATCACTTTACTTTTTTGCTCGGTTTTCGCATATTGGTTGTGTGCCAATACCAATATTTGATTATTGTAAAAATATATTGAGTTAAAGTGCTTCATCGGTGTGCCAATTTTATGTACTATTTTTAAGGGCGGACGGGTAAATTTCAAAAAATTTTTATATTCTATTAACGACCCGGATCTTACATCGGTTAATATTAGGCTTTTTCCTATAAAGTCTATTTGATGTATATCCTTTGGCGCAGGGCATATAATGTTCTTAAAATTACAAAAATTATCGTCCTCTATGTTAAATGACACAATTGTTCCAGTTTTAGATCCCGGGTCTTTAACATAGGCGCACCATCCATGACGACCTTTCGTTATTCCATAAACCCTGTATCTTGGATAAATTCTTTTAAAATCCTCTCCATCAAAATATAGCAAGCCGGAATGCCGAGAGCCTACCAAAAACTTAATATTGGGAAAGTTTTTGGTTTTAGTATAAGTAAATTTAGTCATAATTTTCCAAATGTGCTATAAGCCACATGTCATATTCATACCATGCTTGCAATAACGATATAACGGCACTGGAATGTTATAAATATGCCTTCCGCTCTTCAAAAACCTACATCTAAAGTCCTCATCTTCACGTGGCAGGTCTTTATTGAATAATCCAAGTTCCAGCATGTCGTCGGTCTTATACATTGTCCCACACGCTATCGGAAACGTTACGCCACTACGTCTTTGTATGATATTTTCTTCACTGTCAACTTCAAGATAGTCCGAACTGGTTGCATTCATATCAGACTTATTGTTGGCCAAAAATAATTGATGAACTTTCAAAAAATCGACAGCAACATAGTCATCAGCATCCACCCTAACAACATATTTTCCGAGGGCTTGTTTTATCACCTTATTACAACTGGTAGCAAGGCCAAGGTTCTTATCGTTAAATATTGATTTAATGTGTCCACTAAATGATTCTATTATCTTTTTGCTACTATCGGTACTATAGTCATCTATAACTATTATTTCGTATTCTTCGTTATTATAAGATTGACAGATCAATGATCTAATTGATCTAGCGAGAAATCTTTCATAATTATAATTTGTTACGATTACTGAAATTTCCATATTATGGACCAACTTGAAAAAATGAATCGATTTCTACTTTAATTGCTCGATTGATTAAACCTTCCGAAAAATCATAAACCTCAATCCCACGGGGTCTACACTGTTGTATTATCATTCTATCAATATACCTTGCACTTTTTTTAAACACGTGGGTCGTTGGAATCATTTCGCCATCCAACTTGGTCATAATTAGTGGACTTCGGCTTGTGGACACTGTAATTGGCTCCCGATAAAATTTATCTTTGTAGTAATGATCAAACTCACCCTTAAATGCCAAATCCGCGCCAATAAGATATATGTCCTTACAACCAAGTATACACGCAAAATGTAATGCCTGTAACATAACCGTACCATAATGAAGTTTTCGCCCATCTTTTCGATACTCTAATAGACCCTCCACTCCATTAAATTTATATTTAGTTATATTCGGTGTTCCAAAAAAAGGTTCTCGTCTTGCTTTGATTATATTCATATCTTTTGGAAAAAATTTTATGGATTTGTAGTTTAATATTCGTGGCAAATCTTTCCTATAATTTAATGCCATTTCCGTTGCCATATCGATTGGTCGAATTTCCATGACCATATGAAAATCCATAACATCTTCAAAGTCTTTCGTCGCATAATTCAACCCAATAACAATATCAAAATGTTTTTTTATTTCCGATTTGTATTTTAAAAGATTTTCTGTTGATTGTCCCGTGCCGATAATTAACGCACTATACCCATCATACCGAGCACGCAAACTTGCTGGCGTCGGAAGGTTATAGGACATATAATATGCTGTGCTCATTTTAAACCCATTGCTATATTTATTTAATTTGATCGGCATGATAGGCAAAATCTACCAATTGTTTAAGTTCATCTTTATTCAACGAGCACAAATGATCAAACCCACCTGGCAAAGCAACCATACTCTTGCTTAAAGTAAAATGTACTTCAATTGCTTTTGCACCGCGAGCAACAGCAACCATGGCCGGATAGGGAGTTGTCGCATGAGAAGATAGTCCATAATAAATAGAATCCTCGAATGATTTGGGTATATCAAAATCTTCATTCCAAGTCGGGTATTTAGCGACGCACTGAAGATGTCGAACCTTGGGATATTTTTCTGTATCAAATGGCTCAGCACCAAAACCCAACGAAACATAACAGGGTTTTCCCGTTTCTATTATTTTGACTGCCAAATCTCGATCATATTTTGAAACACGAGAGGCAACTTTATGCACCGAGACACCTAAATCTTCCAATGTTTCGAACCTTTCTTTGTCGAAAACACTACATGCAAACTCTATACCCTCCAACTCACACCATTTGACAAGTTGTTCAATCTTTTTTTCATCAAGCTCAAACGGCTTTACTGCTTCATATATCTTTTGATTGTATGTGTCTTTTGATGGATCGCCAAAAAGAGAATCACAACTATACCACTGAAACTTTGCAATATCTGCACCACACTCCGTCGCATCTGCAATAAGTTTTCTGGCAATTTCCATATTCCCCATGAAGTTTATGCCTATTTCCGCAATAATTTCTGTCACACTTGCCTCCTTTTTGGCATTTTGATTTTCGGTTTTTGTTATAAATCTCCCCACAATACACCGTCTCCATATTTAGCACGCCACTCATTCTCTAATACGGACATGATAATTGAATTACCATATTTTCCCTCGTGATAATAATTGTCCCGGAGAACTCCCTCTTCAACAAACCCAACTTTTTTATACAGATTGACAGACGGATTGTTATCATATACTTCGCACCAAACCTTATGGACGCCAACCTCTTTGAAAGCATAATCACACATGAGGACCAGAGCTTCTTTTCCCTTCCCCTGTCCCCTGTCGACACCGAGAAATATAGAAAACTCAACAGAACGAATTCGCCAATCGATATAATGAAGCCCACAGCATCCAATTAATTTATTTTTTGATTTTATTTGAAAGTAAATATGGCTCGGATTGGTATTGTTGCCGCGTTCTTCGTACCACTGTTGCTGTTTATCCTTGCTTATGTCTTTCCACTCTCTAAAAAACTTTCTCATAGACGGATCATTTCTCCACATCCTAAGTTGTTCTATGTTTTCGGGATCTACTTCCCCTAAAGTTATTTTTTCTCCAACCAACATATTAAACTCCTTTAGTATTTACGTAATTTTTTTCTTATCGGCTTTTCGCTTTCATATACTTTTTTGGTCCCATCTCCTAAAATCTTGTGTACATTGTTACAATCTCTTATCATTTTTTCAAGTCCATTTGGTTCCAGTGAATTGCTTTGATCGGTTCCCCACATATTTCTTCGAATAGTGCAATGTCCCTCAACACAAGTTGCCCCTAGAGAAACTGCCAAAGAACACGCCAAAATCCCTGGGCTATGATTAGAGAATCCCACTCCCACGCTGTCTGGAAATTTGTCTTTGAGCACGGGTATTACATTCAGATTCAACTCTTCCATCGCGGTAGGATATGTTGATGTACAATGCATAAGGGTGAACGGACAATCATAATGTCTAAATATTTCAACCGCAGATTCTATTTCGTTCCATGTAGACATTCCGGTTGAGATAAATGTATGTCTTTTCTCCGATGCCATTTCGTGTAATAAATCTTCATATGTAAGCATGGCACTCGCGACTTTATTATAACTCAAATTATATTTGCGCAAGAATTTTTGAGACGGAATATCCCACGAAGAGGCGAACCAACTAATGCCACACTGTTCGCAATATTCATTTATTTCGTCGTATTCCTTTTCGTCAAACTCGATTCGACGACGATAATCCAAATAACTCATTAGACCCCACGGTGTTTCTCGCATTACACTTTTTTGATCTTCGGGCACACACAAATCCGGCGTTCTTTTCTGAAACTTTACAGCATCGACCCCCGCTTGAACCGCAGCATCAATTATCTGTTTTGCAATTTTTATATCTCCGTTATGATTCAGTCCTATTTCTGCTATATAGAGTATTTTATCCATGAGAATGCTCCAAAATATTTCTTATTTTATCAAACCACTTTGTGCATTGGTTGGTTTGATTTTCTCTGCTATGTTTAATAGTACACATGTAGGAGTCCAAATCGTCAAAAATTCTATCGGTTAGACGCCCCAAGCCTGCTACATTTTTATTACTATCACAATCTAACCTCACCAAAAAATCTTCAAGCCCCACATCCTCTAAAAACCACTTAATTTTATTATGCTGCCCCAATCCTATAATAGGCACACCAAGCCCAAATGGAACAATCATACTGTGTCCCCGCATTCCAACTACCAAATCCATTTTACCATATATATTGGCAAAAAAAGAGGCGGTATAATCGAACATAGGATACATCTCTGTTTCTAGCTCATCACGCACAATAATACCATTTTTTCCCAACTCCGAGGCAAACATTTCCCTAGCGATTTTTTTGGCAGTGTAATTTAACTCATTAGGCATGAGATGTTCGATAAGATAGACGGTTGCCTGTTTTTCTTTAATCATTTCCTTACACCAAGTTAATACATCAAGCAATTTTTGCGTCCAGTTTTCGCCAAATCTTTGCTGTATGCGATCTGTAGCCCAATTTAATCCTATTTTAAACCCTCGACTAAAAATATCGTGTTCAAATGGCTCTTCTTTTATAAACATTCCGCAATCTGGGGTAATTTCCACTCCCGATGTATTTAATCCGGCACAGTTTAGTCTTTCGTATGTTCCTGTATTACGCACAGAAAAAAGAACCGACCTATCTATTGTTTCTTGTACGTGATCCCACATTCCTGACTTGAAATCTGATGCGTCGCCGGGAAACTTATTATACCCCACGGCATTTACGACTATTGGAACCTTGATATGCCCAATGTCTTCCTTTTTTATATTCCATTGCCAGCCCGAGAATGATTTGTCTTGCGGACGATTAAAAATAAGCCCCCCGCCGGCCAAAAATAACATATCGGCATCTTTGTTTAGATAATCAATAAGTTGTCGAGAAAAATATGTTTGCTGGCAGTTTATATATGCGAAGCAACAATCAGATATTCGGCTCAATAAATCTGCATTAGCCTTCTGCAAGATGCGATCACCATAATTATTGGCCCACGCACCCACCATCCAAATTTTTTTCATATTAAAGCCTCTGCGATCTTCCAATCATATTTATCATTTATATCTATCGACCTCTCTCTTTCCATAATAAAGGGTTGAACTTTTCCTTTGTGAAAACTTTTATTGTCTATCAGATTTTTTACTGTTGAGATATATATCGATCCATTCACTTCGTATATCGTTTTCGAGTCCTGCCTTTGGTTTTCAAAATTATTCGTGGAAACAACTGGAATCAAAATATCTTTTTCTACAAATCTAAAACTTGACATCACACCATTAAACTCGCACACACTTACTAGTGAATCGTATCTGTTGGGATTAAAACTCTCCACCGCTCCTATTATATCCCGACCAACCCTCAGCGGTGCGGTGGGAAGAAGCATACATATTAGATCAGTGCCCTTTAAGCCATAAAACTTTATACAATCTAAAACGACATGCACAGAATGAACCCAATCTACTGCAAGACAAGCGGGTCTTCTTCGGGTTTGAGCGCCATAACTTTGAGCCAAATCACATATTTTTTGACTATCCGAAGACACTGTTATGCAATCAAACTTTTTTGATTGCTGGGCCGCGCAAATAGAATAGTATATAAGCGGTCTATCATTTAACAATTTAATATTTTTATGCGGTATTCCTTTAGATCCGCCTCTAGCGGGAATTATACATACATTAACCATTGGCATCCAACCCTTCAATGTAAAGTTCAAGCCGACTAATATCGCCACATGTATTTCCATTCGCCCTAAATGCTTTGTCATCTACATATATTTGCCCGTCTGGCTTTCCTAATGTTAAAAAGTTATATTTTACACCCCAATCGTACAATTGTTTCACGGTAAAATCATACCATTTTGCGTTTATATCTTTTATTACACCACCGCATGTTCCAAACCCACGAGCAGAATGAAAAATTATCTCATTTCCATCGTCGTGTAATTTGTTAATAAAAGCAATCATTTCTAAATGAGGTTTCGCCTTTGCATAATTTCCCCATGTATTAGTGCAAATTACCCCATCTATATCAAACACAACCTTCATTCTGCACTCCGTTTGAACACATAAACTTGTCCAAATCTAATTTTTTTGGAGAAGACATAAGCCCATTCGAAAAGTCATATATTTTTATACCTTCTGGTAAAATAAACTTATTTATAGCAAAATCTGCCGTCAACGCTGCCAATTTAAACGCAAGCATGGTATTGTAAGTTCTATTACCACGGATTATCTTGGTTTTTTCATAAATGCCACCAGATAGGTTTGAGTAAAATTTAGTATTATAAAACCTATCAGAAGAATCGGCAAAACAAAACTCACTTCCTATTATAAATATAGATTGTGCGCCAAGCATTACCGCAAAATGAAGCGATTGTAAGAATGCAGTTCCGATTGGACCGAACGAATCATCAAATTTTTCTGCCAAGTTATATAAAGATTTCCCATCATATCTTTTAAAACTTGAAAGATAATCGATATTTACTTTTTTGCAACCAATCACGTTCAATGGTTTATCCACGCATTTTATATTGCTTTCATCCACTATTCTAGGGGTCAGCGGGTTTTTTATTATTTTTTTATCGTTTAATAAATCATATTCTTGAAACGCATTTGCCTCTGGAATCATATGAAAGTTTAGAAGATCCTCAAATTCCAAAAATACACTATTAATTCCTATTATTACATCGAAACATTCTTTGAGACAGTTTTTATACCTGACAATATTTTTAGTTGATGGCCCAGATCCAATAATCAAAATCCTGTTGTTCTCACAATTAGACAGCATCTCAAACCCCGTATTCTTTTAATATGGCATCAATTAAACCATTGCTCGATTCGGGGCTCTTAACTAATCCTATTTTGTCTAAAAAGTTATTTTGGGCCATCCCAATATCACTAGTGTAATTTGCTTCATAAATACACTTAAGCAAATCCAACATATCACTTAGATAAAAACTCGCATCAGAACCAAGTACCCCGTGGCTATCCATTTCTGCAAAAGATTGTCTCTCGGAAATTGATATTGATGGTCGATTTGCCAGACAAGCCTCTATTGCAACCGTAGACCCGCCATTATCTATTATCACATCAGCAAAAAAATATGGATAAAACCAATCACTAAATTTTAACACCACCACATGATCATTTTTCAAAGCGTTATGAAATTTTCTTATGTAACCCTCGGAAAAACCAAGGCTATCTCTCTCTATAAATTCTAACATATTGTTGCTTTTGGGTTTGATCAAAACAAGCCAGTTCCTATGCCTTACTATTTCGGAAAGTTTTAAAATTGTATCATAATTGTCTCTGACTCTTCTTACATCCGCAGAGTTTGAGTATCTATCGCCGGCAAATAAAATTATCTTTTCTGGAACAAACTTGAGTTGCGATAATAAAGATGTTCTATATTCGTGATATCTATCTTTACCAAGCAAATCAAATTGCGGAAGAGATACGGCTCTTATTTTTTTCTCTGGGATTCTCATGCACTCAAATAGTTCCTTTTCTCTTTCGGATGCCACGAATATTAAATCAAAAATTTTGAATTTTTTTCGCTCCCTAAAAAGAATCCTTCTTACTTCATCAGAATCTGCATACATTCCCGGCGACACAAATACTTTCCTAACTTTGGTTTTCAAAAAATATCTATAGTTTGTAAAATCTGTGGACGCCTGAATACAAAAATTGGGCTTAAACTTCCTCAAATAACGATCTATTTGCTCTCGCGCATCATAAATTTTAACATCGGATATGCCAAATCTCTTATGCTCCACCTCCCTGGGTACTAATAAAATCTGATCAACGTCCGATCTATTTTTATATGAAATAAAGTTTTTTAAGAACCTTGCTCCGTGCATTATTATAGCAATTTTTTGTTTCTTTTCCATATCAGACCAATATATCCTCTGCTATACGCCTAGAGATGTTTTTGTAGTACTTAAGCCCTATAAATTTTTCAATCCATTTTTTCTTTTCACCGTCCCTAAAGCGACTCGTTTTAAATTTATCAAAAGTTCTAGTTTCGGCCCAAGAGAGGTGCCTTACGACCGTAGGCCAATTAAACAAAGATTGCTTTTGATAACCGAAATACCCCGATTTATCCTTTATAACCATTGGAACATTTATGATATTTGCACCACCCAAAACATATTCATAAATGCCATTCGAATAAAACATAATTACATTTCTAGATATTTTGAGCATGTCGTTAACACTTACATCATCTAATATTATCGAACTTGCCAATTTTATTATTGGGGGCGGAATGTATATTTTCTCCCTCGTTTTTACAATAATTTCGCTTTTTTTAGCAACACGGCTTACAAACCTAGAAAGTATTTTTACCTTTTTATCAAAAGCATCCGACAACTGATGTCTTTTTTTAAGCGAAGGAACGAGAATGATTACTTTATCGCCAGAAAGCTTGCACGAATTACTCTTAAACTCTATATTTTCAAAAAACGGCATACCGAACAATCTATCTCTTTTTCGATTAGGTTCAATGCCAAAATGTTCCAGTGTTAAATCTCTGATATATTTGGACGGATAGTATACCCTATCCGGACAGAGTATTTGCCTATTGCGTCTGGTAACTAATGCTTCAGTAAAATATAACAGGTTAAAAAGTTTGATCTCTTTTTCCTTTACGCGATTAATAAAATCTTCGGAAAGAAAACTTATCCCAACGGTAAATATTTTAGAAATGCCATCAAGGTTGCACTCATGACCAAATGTCCTCACATCCCTTGCCTTGGATAAAAAATTCGGATGTCCCGCACTTACTTTTTCTACCGAAGCTTCATACGGGTGTCCGCGCAGTTTCTCGGGCAGAAAAACGACATAATCGGCACCAAGGGCATTTATCTGTTTGGCTATTGGACCAAAGATTCTCATTAAAGATGAGTATTTCACAAAAAAACCAATCATAGTCCGTCCCAAAAACCTGTATCTATTATATATTTTTTAACGAGCAGTTTTAGATAATTATTTTTATCTAAAAATTCGATTATATCCTTTGGCTTGATTAATGGTGCATCTTTTTTGAGTGCCTTGTAAACGGCTCGACAAACAACAAGATCCTCCGGATTATCTATGGTTAGTCTAACATCTCCAATTCTTTTCATCTCATCTTTCACCGGAATACGACAGAACTTAAACTTTTCTATATTTTCTTTAAAATAAAGAGTGCAAAATTCTTTTTTATGCCTATCTTCGCCGTGCTTTTTGGCAAATTCGAATGCAGCGAGGGTAATTATTTCAAAATGACATCCCTCTGGCACTAAATCATCCAATATAGTTAAATCATTAGTGTTTTTAATGTGCGTTTGCCAGGCCGAGTCTATTTTTTCAAAATATGTAAATGGCGATTCGGTAGTAATTCTAAATATGTCCGTTCCGCCAACCAGTTTACAGCAATGGATAAGTCTATCGAAAACTCCATCCTCGGATCCCAGAATATATGGAATATTATTTTTATTAGCAAAATCTACAAATATATCATTACTCGGACCGAGAGCAATGCCCAAAACAATAGAATCTATTGCTTTTATGCGTTTGAGCATGTCCACAATGTGTTTAAGTACCGAGACCCCGCCTTGAACATCCAAATTCTGCATGGGCTTTCCATACAGCCTAGTTCCATCATTTCTGCACGCCAAACAGGCAACCAATTTTCTCATTTCAAATCCTCATATGATATTAACTCATTCTCTTTAATAAGCCTATTCGTTGTTTTTCCCACTACATCCGATTTAACTCGAAAACATTCTGGACGAGTGTTGGTATAATTTACTCTTTTTAACGCTATATCATCTTGGGATATTTGATGTCTGGATACTAAATCTTTGCCGGCTACAATAACTTTGGTTTTTCTATTTCTATATTCCAAATCACCAGCGTCCAAAATGAAATTATTTTCTCCAAGCGCCCTCTCATGGGTTTCAATTCGATTTATAAAAATATCAAACTCGGTCGGAGTAATAGCAGACACATAATCCTCTAACAATAATTTATGATCTAATGTAATATGTTTTTCAATATAATCCACTCCGCACGGCAAAGCCAATAGGGATAATGTTTGAACCTCTTCTGAACAAAACTCCGAATGGTCCATGAAACCTAATTTAACACCCCTAAATTCTTCGGCTAGAATTTTTAATCTATTGATATTGTTATCATGTATTGGGGTGGGCTCAGCTTGGTGTCCGAACATAAGACACAGATCTTTGTCGCCGGTATTGTATCGATCCAAAAACTCTCTTATTTCCGACAATTCAATACCACCTATAGATACAAAAATCTTATTAAAATTCAAAAACACTTCTTGTGCCAATTCATCATTAAAAAAGTCCGTCGAATGCAACTTTACTCCGTCGACCCCGCTAGCCAATGCAATTTCCAAACTCTTTTTGCCAAATATATCAAAATAAATTTCTTTTTTTTCATAGTGGGCCATTTCAACAAGATCTGCCCATACATCTGTTGCCATTTCGAGGCTCTTAAACAATTTGTAATGTTTATATGCTGGTACTGCTAACTCATCTACATAAACACATTGTAATTTAACCGCATCGGTTTTTGTCTTACACGCGGCCTTAACTAGTAGTTTTGCTAAATCCACATCGCCCTCGTATCCTTGTGCAATTTCAGCAATAATTTTAACCGACATTTGTATCTCCCAACTTAATAATTTATTTGGTAATTCTATAAAATGAAGTTTTAATCAACTTATCCTTTTCAAGCCCCATTCGTAACGCTTCATTACATTTTTGTGCTTCCTCGGCAATAATAGATTCAAACTCATCATTGGACATTTGAGTCATATTAACTGTCAAATCTTGTCTGTCGCCCATTTTTAGAATATACTCTTCTTCATTTTGGATAAAACCATGCTCAATGGCATATTCATACATAACCGACGCCGGCTGTGGTAATAAAAACCCAATTGACGGATAAATATTACTTCTGGTACAACACTCAAATGTCTTCCTAATGGTTTCCGGTGTCTCTTGCGGATAGCCTAACACCAAAGATGTCCAAGTTGAAATACCAGCGTCTTGAAGAAGTTTGCTTTGTTCAGAAAAATGTTTAACCGATATTTTTTTATTCATAGCACATAATATAGACGCATCGGAAGACTCAAGAGAATAACCCATTCCACAGCAACCAGCATCTTTCATTTTTTTAACTATATCTATGTCTTGTGCGTTAAATAGATTAGCCCTACATTGTGCCACCCAGTATATATTAAGACCAGAAGATAATACTTCTTCGGCAAAATCATTTGCCTGTTTTTTAGTAAAAAAGGTTAGTTCGTCATAAAACTTAACATAATTTATACCGTATTTTTTAATGAGATTTTTAATCTCTGACACTATTGACTGCGGACTTCGACGACGATATTTAATGGACTTGAAAGTGTGATAGCAGAAGGTACAATTAAAGGGACAACCACGAGCAGTATTAATTGCCAGCGGTCTTATATCTTTTCCAATTAATTCATCGGACTCATCTACGTCACTATTTTTAATATACCCCTCTATGTCAAAAATGTCAAAATCTACATTTGGAATAAGTGAAATATTTTTAATTGCCTTTCGTTGCTCAGTATATACTATTCGACCATTGTGTTTATAACAAATGCCGCGAACATCGTCTATACTTTTTTCATGTTTAATCGTGTTTAACAAATCTACGATAGTCTCATCACCCTCGGACATTACTACTATGTCGGCCTCTGTGTTGTTTAATAAAAGATTCGGAATTGAAGTTGCCACTGAATTTCCCACTATAATCTTGGCATGCGGATTAAACTTTCTCACCTCAAGTAAAATGTGTTTAATTTTCTTATACCCCGAGATTAATGACCCCATGCATACCACGTCATAGGATTTTGCAAACTTTAACCCTTGGTTTCTATTCACATCTAAATCTATTAGGTCAAACGCAAATCCGGCGTTTTTTATTGCTGTTGCTATATAGCCCAAACCAAGCGAAAAAAACCGTTGAGACATACCCGAACGAAGTGGGAAGTTTATTATCAAAATATTCATTTAAAAAACTCACCCAAGTTTTGTTTTTTCGCTTTAACTATTAGTCCGCTCGAAAAATCATATACATTTACGCCCGCCCGCCTACAATATTTTTCAACAATAAAATCAATAAACCGAGCGCTGTTTAGAAAGAATTCAGTCGTTCTATGTTCTTTTCCGTCCTTTATTATATTTACGATAGGAGATCTGTTTGCCGGTTTAGTCACTGATTTGGCATAATAATCTCCGCCATAATAATGATCACCACCCGCTTTGAACATTAAATCACAACCAATCAAATATACGCTTTTGGCACCCATAATGCAAGCCAAATGCAATGCTTGACATGCAGCAGTACCAGCAGAAAGTCCGGTAGTATCTGGTGGGCCTATCAAAAGCCCCTCACTGCCATTATATCCATATTCTCTAATACGCGGATTGAAGTTGAAATTAGATCGCGTAGTTTTATATAATGGCAAATCTCTTGGGTATTTATCTATGGACTTCCAATTTATAATATGTGGCAAATCCCGTCTATATTCCCGACCATCTAAATCTTTCAAAAACCCATCAGCCTTTTTCTCCACTATCAATCTAAAATCCATCACGCTCTCAAAATCTTTTGTTGAATAATTTAACCCTATCACAACACCAAACTTGTCTTTTAGGCGATCTTTATATTTAACCAGATCAATAGTAGAATTTCCCGTGCCAACTATTAGAATTTCAGAACCATTGTATTTGTCTTTAAGATTCTGCGGAGTATCATATTTTTTATTCAAGTATTCTTTTAGTATCGCCACATTTACCTCTAATCTGCCAGAAAATCATCCACTATTCTTTTATAACTGTCTGTTATTATCTCCGGCATAATAAAATTTTCTATCCATTCTTGGGCTTTTTGTGGATCTGCCTGCTTATTTTTGAAAGATAATTGGCGATTTGCTATTGTGTTCATAGTAATATTCTCTATCAGACCATCAACATTTTTATACAATGGCGTCATATAATCTCTAACTTTCTCGTGTGTCTTCCATCTTCCGAAATTTATATGACAGTTTATTACATACTGGCCGGCAAAAATCGCTTCATATATTGTGCTTGAATAGAACATCATGGAAATAGACGATTTGGCAAATAATTTTGACGACACAGTTGGATACATAATGCCACCATCGTAATATATGACATTTCTAAACTCATTTTTTGTTCTTTTGGGTAGATATTGTTTCCATCTTGATTTTATTATTATTGAGTCCGACCCCTCTCTCATTATTTTTCTAATAAGTCGAGCCATCTTGTTCGGCGTTCCAAAAGTAGCAGGAAGATTTTGTTCATATAGATTTGGAGCGAACAAAATGATTCCGTTTTTTGAATTGCTTCGAGGCAAACAGTCAAAAAGAGGAGAGCCAAGCAACATATCTCTATTTTGATCAAACTCCATATCGTAAAACTTATGAAACATCCTCATACAGTGTGAGGTCGTATGATAAATTTTACGAATGTCATCTACACACATTCTGTTTTTCTTTTTGAAACACGAATCACTAAAATAACTAATAGAATAAATGCGACATGTTTTTCCAACACTTGATAAAAATTTTCTAAATCTTGGCGCTTCAACCATTAGAAGTTTTTCTATTTCAAGATCTTCTATTTTTGGAACCACTTCAAACAAATCATTAAATGTTATTGTTTTTTCGGCACCATCAAGTGTTTTTCGAGATGACATATTAATTCTATCCACACTAAGCACATTGTATCTTTTCTTAACACTGCCGTGCCTTTCGGTTGGCACAAACAGAAAGTATTGCACCTTTAGATGGCATAAATATTCCATTATAGGCTGTAAAACTTTAAGTTCGCTCATTCCGCGTAATATTATACCAATTTTCATTCCTATAAATCTCTCAATTTATTTTGTATTCTTTCGTGCATTTTGCCATCTATCGTTAGTTTCATATTATCTATAAGTTGTTTTTGTTTAACCAATTTATCTCCAAAATCGACATTCAAAAGACACCCCTCTAAGCTTTCTATACGTTTGATTTCATGCGCTGCGCCAAAACTTACTGTATTGTATGGGTCATATGTGTCTTTCGTTATTAGTTTGTTTGTCCTGACCGCGATTAATGGTTTTTGAGCAATACATGCTTCTATTTCTATTGTAGAACACCCGTTTAACACAAATATATCTGCAAAAAAATATCTATAAATATGTCCGGTGGTAGTAATAAAATGAAGATATTTGCTTTTTTGGATCTCGGCATACTTTTTATAATATTTGTTGCCCCACTTTTGTGCTTTAAGAAACTTCATCATCTTGGGGTAATACTGTCGAGGTTTTACCATTACCAACCAATTATGTTTCATTGCCAATCTTTCCAACTCAATAACTGTCTTAAAATAATCCTCATTGTGTGCCTTAAAGTCATCACGCTCTCGACAACAAAACCCCGCAAATAATATAACCTTAGATGCATGGGGATTACGACTATTTGATATAATCTCGTCTCTGTAAGAATTGTAATAGTTTGGGCTTTTTATTAAATCAAATTGAGGTACGGCATTTAATAATATTTTTGATGAGCTGCATTTGGCCGAATATTTAATCCAATCCTCAAATATTTTAGTTCCGCCACAATATAAATCACATCCACGCCATTTGGGCACACTACCGGGCAATGATTTTACGATACCCTTAACATGATTGCCAATAAGTCCGTGACTTAAATAAACTTTCTTGCAGCCACTCGGAAGTTTAATCCCATCGGCACAGGGAATAGACGCCTGAACATATATATCTGGACGAAAACTATTTACTATGCCTTGAAGATCTTTTTTGTTAGAATAAAATTTGATATTTTTTATATTGAAATCGCTATAATCTTCTGGAATTATTTTTTGAGTAATAACCGGCTTTAGTCCCGCTATCATTTGAGCACAATCATTACGTTCTACAAAGGATTCATAGCAACGTTTGTGAGACAAAGAGGTAAGTACATATAATATTTTCTTCATTGTTAAATAAACTCTTTTCTTGTTTTCAAATATTCCCACATGTCTCCGACGCCCACCCAAACAACGCACTTCTCACAAACACTCGGGCAGTTCCACACGCCCTCTAGTTGCTTTTTCCTAATCTCTCGTATGCTTTTTCCATTCCAGATTTCTTTAATGCTCTGTTTGTGTATATCGCCCACAACCCCCGAACAATTCCAATCCACACTACATATGCTCACTTGTCCGTTACTATTTATTGCAAGCATATACCAAAGCAAAGCACAAGGATATCTGCTGGCACTTTGTTCGTCAGTTATTTTTAATTTCTTAATGGCTCCACTCCAATTATGTATGCCCGTAACTTGAACCTGATCGGCAATATCGGTCCATTTATCGACAAACATATCAACCTCTTCATCTTCGAGACCTCCAAACTCCATTATTTTCACTCTGATCGTAGTCTGGCTATTGACTTTATCCCTAAACTCTATGACTCTTTTAATATCTTCCTCTAATTTTTGGAGCCCCTTGATTCCCTTGAGTTTAAAATAGGTTTTTTCCAATGAGGCGTCAACACTTATCGTTATGTCATTGATATTTTTCTCAATAATACCCCTGCCAACTTTAGTATTAATCAAAGTGCCATTCGTGTTTAAATGAATTGTCTTTGCTATATCTTTTTTCTTTGCATATTCTACCATTGACGGCAGGTCTTTATGCAAAAGTGGCTCTCCGTCTTTATGGAGGTTTAACATAATTAGTTTATTGCCAGATGCAGACACCTGGTCTGCTATTTTTTTGAAATCATCAAAACTTAGATAATTTGCACCACGAGCTTTAATTATCATTTTTTGAGGGCAATAATAACAATGCGCATTACAAACATTGGTAGGCTCCACATTCAAAACTAGTGGAAATTCTAAATTGATTCTTTTTTTAATCACCTCGGGTTTAAGACACGTTAAAGTGCCTTCCACGTATTCTTCACCGAGCGCCTTATAGAATTTTTTAGTTGGTCCACGAGCCATTAAAAATTAACCTCTGTTTATATTCGATCAGCAACGCATGTTTTTTATTGCTTTCTTGATACCTTCGATCCCCTAAAGGATTTCGTTTTTATCAGATTTTCGCCCAATCCCATTTTCATTTCTTTATTACATCTGCGAATACCTAGCGAGACGGCATTCTCAAACTCTCTATTGTTCATTGTGGTTAGATTAATGGTTAAATCCTGCCTATCTCCTATTTTTAACAGATATTCTTCCTCATTATCTATAAACCCATTATCCAAGGCATATTTGTACATTATGGATCCCGGTTGTGGTAAAAGATATCCGACTGACGGATAAATATTATTCTCTATACAGCAATCAAATGTTGCGCGTATTGTATTTGTGCTCTCCCTCGGATAGCCAAATACCAATGATGTCCATGTTGCCATATCGACCTTTTGCAACAAAGATGTTTGCTTGGAAAATTGTTTGACAGAGATTTTTTTATTCATATCATTCAGTATTTCCGCATCCGACGACTCCGTTTTTTAACTTTTCTATTATCCTCAGGTCTCCGTCTTCTGTAAATAAATTAGCCCTACATTGTGCCGTCCAATTAATTTTAAGGCCGGCGTCAATAATTTCCTGAGCCAAAGATTCCGCCCGAGTCTTGGAAAAAAGAGTCAACTCGTCCCACATTTGGACATAATTTATATTATATTTGTCGACTAAGTTTTTAATTTCATTAACAATAGATTTGGAGGTTCTATATCTATATTTAACCCCTTTAAACACATGGTAACAAAATGTACAGTTTGCAATACACCCTCTGGCTGTATTGACTGGCAATGCTCTTGGCCTATTTACTGTAGAAACCTTCGACTCGTGTATATTTGCGTTCGTTATATATGTCTCAACATCAAATATATCAAAATCTATAAACGGCAATGATGATATATCAGATATTGGTTTTCTTGTCTGCGTGCGAATAATTTCACTCGCAGTTTTAAATGCTATACCGTTCACTTTGCTTAAATCATCGCCAGTGTCAATACATTGCAATAAGTCTATTATAGTTTCATCACCCTCGGACATTACTGCTATATCGGCTTCCGTATTGTTCAATAATATATTTGGTATAGATGTTGCCACCGAATTTCCCACTATAATTTTCGAGTCAGGGTGAATCCCCCTAACAACCGAACATAAACTTTTGACTTTTGAATACCCAGTGACTATACAACCCATACACACTACGTCATATTTTTTTTCTGATATAATCCGGGCAACTTTTTCGTAAGAATATCTATGGGCATCTATATCAACGAGATCAAATTTCAACCCAGCGTTTTTCATAGCCGTACATATATATCCGAGGCCAACTGGAAATAATTTTGCCTCCAACTGCGGACGCATAGAAATATTTATTACCAAAATGTTCATCGATGCCCTATTTATATTTTTTTATATTTGCACAAAGCCTTTCACAAAACTTTCCATCGATTTTATGCAAATAGTATTCAATTATATTTGGATCCGCCATATACTTTTGGTTGGTTTTATTCAGCATTACGTCTTTTAACGCAACACCCAAACTGTCTGGCGTTTGAACCGTGTACAGGTGTTTATTAAACTCTGGAATAGAGCTTAATAACTTTCTTGCCTGCACAAACTCTATATGAACGATGGGCTTATTAATTATCGCTGCCTCAAGCAACATCATGCTCGTATATCCTGTAACAATATCAGCAATAATAATCATCTCCCTAGACACACTGGAATCATTACGAATATCACCAATAACTTTAATGTTTTTTGTAGGGTGCTTGTAATATTTCTTTAATAATCCGCTTACCTCGTTTCCAAATCCAATTTTTTTATTATAACATTTTTGCGCATAGGGGTGAATTTTTACTATAACCTGAACACCATCATTATTTAAAGCAAACTGCTCTAGCGAACGCATTATACTTTGTAAATCATCTTGTAAATCGGCCATTTCATTTTTGCCATTAACCGTCTGTAATGCGAAAGGGGGAAATGAGGGGAAAAATATAATCTTTTTATCCGGCTCTATTCCAAATCTTTTTAAAATCTGTTTACGAGTTTTCCAAAGATTCGGTTTTAAGTAGATATCAAACCGTGGATGCCCAATAGATTCCTTTTCTATATTGACATTGCGCCATAAACTGGCATATCTCTCACCAGCAGATAACAACTTGTCTGGCATAAAAAAACATTTTCCATTGTGCTTGAATTTTTCCTCATTAAACATCATGACTGGAGGAGCTATCTCTCTCGGCACCAAAAAAACCTTAAGTCCTTTTTTGCGCAGATAATCCAATGTTTTGTGTATCGGAATCTCCCAGACTTCAGTAGCAATAACAAACTTATATTTTTTATCTATTCCCATTTGCGGGATTCTAAATGCATTCGGGTGCAAATCTATATTAACCCCATATTTTTTGGGATTCCAATAGGGGGAGGATAAATAATCTATCTTCCACGATCTAGGATCTAAAAACAATCCATTTATCATAATTATTGCCTCTTAAATATTGTCATGGATCTTTTTCCGCCCAAGCATTCGTCCACTCTATTTTCTTTAATGGCTTTACCGACTATTTCCAAACTTTCATCCATTGCAGATAAGACCACATCTATATCTTTTTTCTTTGTCGCCCATGTAGCATAAACCTGAATGCCGATAAATATTCCTCGTTTAATCATCTCTTTATGAAACAGATCTCGCACACCGACTTCGTCTTCATGATTAAACTTAAAGTTCATTCTGGGCGCCAAACCAAGTACCTCGGCATTTACTTCATACTTTTTACAGCATTCTAGGAACTTTCGCCTTATTCTTCTTCCCTGACGCCATATATGTTTATGCACTTTTTTATTTTGCATTTCTTTTATTGTTGCTATCGCCGCAGCCAAAGATAAAGTTTCACCAAAAAAAGTAGCCGAAAAGAAAACATGCTCGAACTCTTTCATAAACTCATCTTTCCCGCATATAAAAGCAAGTGGCATTCCATTTGCGATTGCTTTTCCAAAACAAGCCAAATCCGGCGTTACTCCATAATATTCTTGCGCTCCGCCCAATGCCCACCTTGCACCAGTTATCATTTCGTCGAAGATTAAAACAACTTTGTATTTATCACACAACTCGCGCACACCCTCCAGAAACCCTTTTTTCGGAGCCTCTAATGAAACCGGCTCCATAAGCACACAGGCAAATCTATTAGTTTCTAGTTTCTCTTCCAGCGCTCGTAGGTTATTATACTCGAAAAAATCTACAAACTGTGCTAAAACACCAGGAATACCATATGGACGTTGAGAAGCTGCAGCCACAGAATCCGACCAGCCATTATATCCTCCTCGAACGCAGAGTATATGGTCTTTGTCGGAATAAGAACGAGCTGCACGAATAGCACCAGACACAGCATCAGAGCCATTCTTACAATACCGTACTTTTTCGCAACACGGGATTACCTCACACAGCAATTCACCCAATTCAGTTTCCAGCGGTGAGGGTAAACTAAATATGATGCCTTTTGATAGCTGTTTCTTTATCGCAGTATCCACTTTTCGATGGCAATAACCGAGAATGTTAGGACCCAAAGCCCCCATTGTGTCTATAAAAATCTGCCCATCTACTGACTTCATCTTGCAGCCTTTTCCGCTCTCAATAAATATAGGAAAGTTATCATCCAAACACCACATTTGAAAACCTTTGGACATTACTTGGGTCGCTCTGGGGGTGACCTTAAGTGCTCTTTTTAATAGGTCTTTTGCTTTATTATTAGACATTCATAAACTCCCGCGGAACTCCAAATTTTATGAGCTTGTCTGCGACGAACTCTTTGGTTATTTTTTCCTTACAATTAAATCTTACAAAATACATAATATTATCCTTATGTTCCCTAAGTAACTTATTTTTCTTTCTGTCTCGTTTCTTTTGTGCTTTAAAGTTCTCTCTTGCCCTTTTCATACTTATTCCACCAAATTGAACGGGCTTGAAGTGTTGTTCTCCGTCGTATTCTATGCCCAGAGTAAATGCCTTGTTATAAATATAGAAATCCAACTCCATTTCTCCGTTATTTGGGCCTATCAGCCACTTGAAACCTTTTTTGTTTATTTCTATCTTACATTCGGGGGGCATAAAAATACTTTTCAATATAGATAAAACCCTTCCTCTGATTTTGTCGCCCGGCTTTGCGCATAATGGACACCAGGTGCCCGTCAAAACATGGCCCGGCGTTGCCTCCCAAATATAACCGCACCCGCATTTCCACAGTAGTTTGGTCTTGCTATTTATGTATTCAACCGATAAACACTCTCCACCTTTACTTTCGGCATAATCTTTGCACTCTTCGATAGTTTTCTTAAAATTACTGCAACATTGTGGACACCAGGTGCTGAAAAAAATATTACTCGGAGTTGCGAACCACGTATGCTTTTCTTCACATTCCCATTCAAGCTTTGTTTTGCTATTAATATATTCAATCGATAAACATTTGCCCTTTTTACTTTCTGCGTATTCTTGACAAATTTCAATGGATAATTTTGCCACCTTAACGCATTGGGCACACCAAGTATCATTATTTAATACTTGATTCGGAGTTACACTCCAAATATGTCCCTCTTTACATTCCCACTCAAGTTTGGATAATGCGTTTTTATATTCTGCCGATAGACACTTGCCACCTTTGCCTTTTGCATGTTCTTGACACATTTCAATCGTCAATTTTTGACGATTTGCAACACACTCGGGGCACCAGCAACCGCTGTTAAATATATTATTTGGGGCAGTATGCCATATGTGATGCTCTCCACACTCCCACTCAAGTTTGGTCTTTCCATCTATATACTCCAAGGATAAGCATTTTCCACCATGTTCTTTGGCGATGTCTTGGCATTCTTTAATGGTTCGTTTTCTTGTCATGTTGCCTCCATTCCGCCAAAATGTAAAACTTGTGTAAATCTAAAAACTTCCCCTCTAACCAATATTCCTGATACTCTATGGCATGTTCTTTGTACCCATTCTTTTCCAGCACCTTCATTGACCCAGTATTTCCTTCGATTACTCCGGCCACTATTTTATTAAGTCCAAGTCTATTAATACCATAGGCCGTCACCAAAGATATTGCTTCACTTGCTACACCCTTTCCCCAAAAACTCTTATCGCCTATTATATAACCTATCTCTCCACGTCGATCAATCCAATCAATTTTATGTAAAGATATTGTTCCGATATACTTTTTCCGTTTCGCAATTATAGCAAATCGAATATCTTTATCTCCCGACGGAACAGAAACATCAGATTTCGACACTGGAATCCTTCCTACGCACAAGTATCTATTAACTTCGGAATCATTTAACCATGAAATATATTCGTCTGTTATGTGCTTATCGCAGAACTTTTCGAGTTTAATCTTCTGCCCAACCAAATATTTCATTACCACTTTTCCAATTTTTTAATAATCGATGCGACAACCACATCTATGAGTTCTCCTGAGTTGTGCATTTTGTCTCCACCCAATCCGAACACCACCTCTATGCCTAGTTGATTACAGATATTAATTTCCGGTGTATTGTCTGGGTTTGAGTCGCCGCCATTACCAAAAAAATGTGGTTTGATTCGTATCAAGGCCTCTTCAACTGTTCCGCCCTCAAGATCGTCAACAGGCACAACATCATGAATTTCTTTATAGGCTCGTAGTATTTCGGCTCGTTCACTCCAATCCATCAAATAATAGCCTCGCCGTCTCTCGATCCACTCATTCGAGTTTAATATCCAAATAACCTTACCATAAAAGCTCGCCTCCTGCAACATTTTAATATGCCCAAGTCGTAAAGGATCCGCCATACCAGAAAGACATATGTATTTCTCATTTTTTCTCATATTTCAATTCCAGCTTCTTGCAATTTCTCTTTTACATATTTTTCTGATATTTTCTTCTTGTCGGCGCAGGGTATTCTTATAAAATATTTTACATCTTCCGGATGTGCTTTAATTACTCGGTTTTTCCTTTTATCTCGTCTCTTTTGGTCTTTATATTTTTCTTTAGCCCTTTTCATTGATATACCGTTAAACCGAACTGGGCCAAAGTGTTGTTCTCCATCATATTCTATGGCAATTTTAAGTTCTGGTATATAAATATCTAGCTCTTGGTGTTTTTTGGTTCTTTTATTTTTGAGCCAAATAAACCCAGTATAACCCGAGAGCACCGTTTTATCCTGAAATATAGACTTAATTATATCCGTTAATTTTTTCTGTGTTTTATTTTTGCATTGCGGGCACCAGGTGCCACAATTTAGAACATTATGTGGTTTAGCAAACCATCGATGTTTTTCTTCACACTCCCACTCAAGTTTTGTGTGGTTATTAATATATTCAGTCGATAAACATTTTCCACCTTTGCTTTTGGCATACTCTTGGCATATTTCAATAGTAAGCTTCGCCTTCTTGACACAATATGGACACCAACATTCTTTATTAAACACACTGCTCGATGTTGCAAACCATGTATGCTTCTCTTCACATTCCCATTCAAGTTTTGTTTTGTTATTTATATATTCAGTCGATAAACACTTCCCCTTTTTACTTTCTGCATACTCTTGGCAAATTTCAATGGTTAGAGGCGCGGGACTATTGCACTCGGGACACCATCGATCTTTGTTCAAAATATTATTTGGTGTTGCAAACCATGTATGTCTCTCTTCACACTCCCATTCAAGTTTAGTATGCACATTTATATATTCAGTCGATAAACACTTCCCCTTTTTACTTTCTGCATGCTCTTGGCAAATCTCAATATTTAATGGTGCCACTCTAACACAAAACGGGCACCAAGTGCCACTGTTCAATATGTTATTTGGAGTTGCGAACCACCTGTGTTTTTCTTTACATTCCCATTCGAGATTAGTGCATGCATTGATATATTCTACCGATATACATTTCCCGCCCTTACTCTCGGCATGTTCTTGGCACCCCTCTATAGTTCGTTTTTTTCTCATCGCCCTCGCCCGCCCTATTGCCTAAAATTCTTGCTCATATTGGTTTTTTTAATATTGGATAGGCTTACACTCTCTATCGCCTTGTTTATGTCTTGATATTTATCATATTCATTCATCAATTTTTTCAACAATTCATAATCTTCACGCGTATCTAGGGAAAAATCAGAAATACGTGTTGATATTTGAATTTGTGGCCTAATGTTTTCGTAACCGTATAAATCGAAGGGTGAAAAAGTTCCATACAAGGTAGTTACACAATGTTCTAATTCAGCATCAGTTTTCGCATGCATTTTAACCCAGCACATCATCTCGTAATTGAATACCTCCATGTCAATTCCGCATGGATAAGGAACTCGTGACACTAACAGATCATTTCCCATAAAAACGCTTTTTCTCTCGCCCAAATATTTCAGCAGCATATCATCCATCATACCGGAAGTGGCACAGTGCATAGGGCAGTCTCCCGTTATCCTCATACAAACATCTATATCGAACTTCCTCATCGCCCCATAATACCTATCCACCAAGTCGTCTTCTTCACCTAGCCCAATAAATAACTCAAACCTATTATCGATATATTCGTTAAATTCTCCTTCTGCCAATCTTTTTTCTATTTCTTTTTGGTCATCTTTGGGCATAGCCAACACAATCTTATGCGGAACAATGGTTTTCTTTGTTCCCTCTAAAATACACTGAATGCTATTTTTGCCATTATTAAAAGGGGCATAGATTTTACGTGGAAATCTACTGCTCCCAGATCTAGCCTGTATAATAATTCCAACACTCATACAAACCTTCCTTTTGGTTTTATTTCGCCCGTATAATCTTTAACCCTAATGGGGGAATTATAAGTCTGCACAATTAAATCTCCATTGCGTATTTCATAACTGCCCGGGCCTTTATTGCCCCTTAACTCGTGTAATATCTCGGCCTTCCACAAAAAAGTCTGACCGCCATTTTTATTTTCCGCAATCGAACCAGAATAAGGCCGAGTGTGTGCCCTGATGTGGTTGATTATACTTTCCGCACTTTCGGTCCAATTTATTTTACGCATTAAATCATTAAACAAAATATTACATGTCGGGGCAATATACGTACTGTCCTGTTCCATCCTATCATTCTTTCCGCACATTATATCTGCGTAATTGGACCTAAACAAATCAACTCCCGACTTCATTAACTGTTCGCCCAACCTAAAGCCCGCCATGTTATTAATTCGTACTTGCCTCTGGTCTATAATATCTCCCGTATCCATTCCTTCATCCATATAATGCAATGTGGTTCCCGTTATCTTATCTCCCCGCCTAATGCACCAATATACTGGATTTGGACCACGATCTTTGGGAAGTAAAGATGGGTGAAGATTTACACAACCCATATGCGGAATGCTTAACACATCTTTTGGAATCATTTTTCTATAATACACGCTGAATATTATATCGGGTTTCATTTTCTTAATTATTTCGGTGTTTATTTTTCCCTCAAAACAAAAAGATGGAATGCCCTGCTGAAAACAATACTCTGACACTAATTGATTGTCGCCCTGCCTGTCTCTTTCCTCATCAGAAGTTATTACACCAACTAACTCGGGATAAACATATGTCTCCATGTCCATTCCGCAAAACTTCCGCTTTTTTATTAGATTTATAATATCTATGGCTATTTTCTGCGAACCAAAAAGCAAAATCCTACGATCAATTAGCGGAATCATGAACACCTTCTATTATATCGCAAACCCTTTCGCACCCCTTACCATCAATTACGTTAGAGCCAAATATACTGAAATCGATTTTGGCATACTCATCATCCATAAGAAATTTCACTTTTTCTTTTATCTCATCTTTTTCCGGCATACACTTAACACAACAACCACTCACAAAAGAAATGTTTTTAGATTGATGTTTATACTGCGGAATTGCTACACAGGGCATTCCATAATATAAAAGTTGAAAAAGACTAAGTCCGCCGTTTGTTACTGCTATTGTGCATTCGTTCATAGCATCGTAATAATTTTCTTCCTCGAAAAACTCCATATTGCTATATGGCGCAAAGTCATGATTTATACTTTTAGCCACTATCGCATATAATCCAATACCCCCGAGTGCATCGACAATCATTTCTGCTATATTGTTGGCGTCAAATCCTCCCATCGCAACGAATACATTTTTACTCTTTCTGCCGACGGAATAGTAATTAGTACGACCCTCTGTCGGAATACATACATATTTAAGTCCTGAAAATTGAGCAATAGGATTATACATTGCACTAATACTAACATCAACTAATGCAACATCTTCTACCGCCCCATCGATCAAAATTACCTTTATTTTTGCTTGTTTCGCTCTCATAATAATTTCTTTTTGGCTGTGTATATGATCTATCACTAATGCATCAAGATCGGAGTAAAGTACATCATCTTCAATATTTGCTACTGAGTGACCTCTCTTTGCTAACTCGCGGGAAATTGCTTTGGTTCGATATAAATGCCCTTTGCCTATCTCACGAATAGCACCGTGATCCCTGTAAAAAGAAATTTTCACCCAGAAACCCTCCTAAAACCCAAAGCATCTTTTTCTATTTGCTTTAGCCCCAACACTCCATCGCCCATTATGGTTTCAGCTCGTCGTATTTTATTTACCATATCGGAAAACATCTTTTTGTCTAATGATACTGGTGCATCAACACATTTGTCATTTTCGTTTTCCATAAAATGACATTCTATTGTTTTTGCGCCCATTAAAACGGCCCATAACGGAATATCGGATGACTTATGATGGTTGCTATACCCCACTTTAATTGGACCATATGCAAACGATTTTAATGTTTGTATGGATGATAGATTTATTTGGCTTTCATCTTTTATAGGATACGCAGAAACACAATACATTAATGTCAAATTAGATACATTACTTAAGCAGTTTCTTGCATTATTTATTTCATGGAGGTCAGACATACCGGTAGATAGTAATACATTCAAATTATAATCACTTCTAGCATACTGATTTATTTCTCGGAGAAACGACATATTAACTATATCAAAAGACGCCAATTTTATCCTTTGGGCTCCGCAATCATTCAATAAAAATGAAAGATGGTCGGAATCAAAAACAGTAAAAAATACCTCTGTTCCCATATCTTTTCCGTGAGATATTAGAGACATCTGTTCTTCTTTGGACAATTCGCACTTTTTTAATATTTCATAGGCAGGATTATCTTTTTTAACACGCGAGTCTGTATGATAAGACTGAAACTTAACAGCATTTGCCCCTGATTTTTGAGCAACATCTATTAGTCTCTTGGCCTCTTCTACGTCGCCATTATGATTTATGCCTGCTTCCGCTATTATAAAAACCTTCTGCATTATACAATCCCCAAACCACCATCAACATAAATATTTTGTCCCGTTATACCGCTAGACATATCTGACAGCAAAAATACAATACAGCCAATAACCTCATCGACCTCTACCATTCTTTGGAGCGGAACATTTTGGGAATATTTTTTAACAAACTCTATATTTTGATCCCCTCTTATTCCCCCCGGACTAACGGCATTTACTCTTATGTCCGGTGCCATTTGCACTGCCATTATTTTGGTCATTTGGTTTACGGCTGCTTTACTGGCACCGTATGAAATATTGTTATATTGTTCTTCGTTCCCATCATACATAGAATATTTGGGAATTGCAAAACTATAAACGCTAGATATATTAACCACACTTCCGCCTTTTTTTATTTTCGGGAGGACATGTTTCATTACATTATATGTGCCAAAAATATTAACATTTAGCGTTTCTAAAAACTTTTTATTCGAAATATTCTTTCCCTTAAAACTGACTGCCGCATTATTAATCACTCCATCAAACTCAAGGTCAATCGAGTTAAAATACTGTTCGGTGGCATTTGGATCCGTTATATCAAAAACATTCAAATCAACACCAACGACATTACAACCAAACTCTTGGAGCAGTTTGTTTTTAAGGTTGTTCCCCAAAAAACCCTTATCGCCCGTCAGTAATATATTTTTTCCATCTAAATCAATCATACCGAGCCAACTTTCTTATAATAATTGAGTATTTTATAAACCGCCTTTATCACATCATCTGTGTCTTTTTCCGTAAGTTTTGGTGACAGCGGTAATGAAATAGTCCTCTCTGAAACCCATTGCGCACATGGAAAATCTACAGCGGATAAATTAAAAGTGTTCATATAATATGGGTGCATATGTAAAGACAGATAATGCACTCCGGTCCCTATACCCTCTTTGGCCAACGCATTAAGAACAAAATCTCGTCCCACCTTAAGCTTTTCTATTTTCAGGTGTAGAGTGAAAAGATGATACCCGTGCTTGATATGTTTTGGTACAGGCGGCGGGGTAAATAATAAGTTGTCTAATGCCCCAAATGCTTTCATGTATTTATCCCATACCTTACTACGTTTCTCCCAATTCAATTCGATTCGAGATAATTGAGTCATCGCCATTGATGATTGTACATCTGTTAGGTTACTCTTGAAGCCACACATATCGACGCTGTAATGATTAAAACCGCCTGTATTGAATCTGTTATGTGCTCCTTTAGACATACCGTGAAGAGAAGCTTTACGCACAAACTCTGCTATTCTATCATCTTCGCACACAAGCATTCCGCCCTCGCCGGTTGCTGTCGTCATATTTTTGGTGCTGTAGAATGAAAAACATCCTATGTCACCAAACGTCCCACAGTGTTTTCCTTTGTAAGTCCCTTCTATACAATGTGCGGAATCACATAATAAATATAAATTGTATCGCTTACATATGTCAATTATTTCATCCATCTCGCACGACAATCCAGCAAAATGCACTATAATTATTGCACGAGTTTTTGCGGTTATTGCTTGCTCTATGTTTGCCACCTCGATATTTTGCGTTTTCATTTGGGCGTCTATGAACACGGGTTTGAGTCGGCTGTGGATTATTTGGCTAGCAGTGGCTGTAAAGGTGAAAATAGGGCATATGACTTCGTCGCGAAAATTCAATCCCAGCGACAATAGGCCTAAAAGGAGACTAGAAGTGCACGAGTTTAGGCCTATAGCGTGTTTAACCCCTTGATATTCAGCAAACTTATGTTCAAACTCAGTTGTTTTCTTTCCAGTGCCTAGCCAACAAGACTGCATTGTTTCTGTAACTGCGGAAATATCTTCTTTTGTAACCTGAGGCTGGCCAAAAACTAGAAAATTCTCTCGTATAGGATTTCCGCCTTCTATCGCTGGTTTGCTCATTCACGCATCCTTATTACTTAAGTCGCATTCAAACTTCATAATTTCTTGGTTGGTAAATCTTTCTGCAGTATTCGATGATAAGGTAACTTTATGTGTCTTTTTTTCTTCTGGATAATTAACGTCCCAACCCAATCCCGGAATATTAACATGGGGCGGGATTATTTTGTAATACTTTTCATTACATTTAACCACATATAGCATTTCCGTTTCGGAGATTAACTTTTCATGTATTTTCTCATGGCCACGAAGTCCTATAATTTTTATGGGAGTATTTGGTGCAAAGATTTCTGCATATTTTACTATCTCTATGGATTTCATTTTCGGAACGTATATTTCTCCACCAATCATACCATTTGCACAAAATAAAACAAGATCACACGCATCATCAAGAGACATAAAAAACCTAGTCATTTCCGGGTGTGTTATGCCAATAACACCATTTTCTTCCGCCTGTTTCTCAAAAATATGCCTAACGCTCCCATTACTGCCATAAACATTCCCATACCTGACTATCGAAAAAATTGTAGAGTTACGACTAGAATAGTTATTTGCATTGATAAACATCTGTTCTGCGACAAACTTTGTTCCGCCATATAACGTACCGGACTCAGTTGCCTTATCTGTTGAAACAAAAATTACTTTTTTAACCTGTCGCTTAATACACGCCTCCGCAACATTTACGGAGCCATTAATGTTGGTTTTAATTGCCTCAAAGGGATTATAAGAACAACTGTCTATTCTCTTAAAACAAGCAGCGTGGACACAAACATCTACACCATCCAAGGCAGAATCTAACCTTTCCTTGTCTTTAATATCTCCCAGCATATACCTTATATTGTCTTTATCGGAAAACTGAGCCTGCATATTTGCTTGCTTTAATTCGCACCGACTAAAAACAATAATTTTTTTGGCCACAGTACAAATGCGTGCCGTGAGTTTAGTTCCGAGACTCCCTGTTGCCCCGGTTATTAATACCGTTTTATTTCTAACAGCATCCAAGTCCGTACCATCTTTAATATAATTGACTCTGTTGGAGGCTTCTAGAAATTGTTTTTGGGTATAATAACGCCTATTGGAAGCATGTCTAAAAGCCGATAGTGTCCCATTTTTATCCCACCGCTGCAAGGTTTTCACGCTTTTTCCCAATTTTTTAGCCATTTCGCCTATTGAATATTGTTCCATGCGTTTCAAACCCCAGATTTAATTACTTTCCAGCAATGTCATTATTTAAGCCCATTTAAGAAAACTTATACCCACACCTTATACCCAACTATGGATAGATTTTTAGAATATTGATAGATTTTCAGAATTATTTTTTTTAAGTGGTTGAAATTATTAGGAAAGTATTTTTAAGAAAACGCGACTTGGAGGATATTTTTTAAGAACGCGATTTTTTTGGAAGGTCTGACCGAAAAAAACTAACTGTTAATTATATCTTGTGCAATATTTGACGCCCCACTGGCAACACCGAACGACTTAACCCAATCTTTTTGTTTATCTTTATCAATTCGCCGAGGGTTAAAATCGCCAGATAAAAAGCCTTCTTGTGAGTGGCTTTCAATCACCCCCTCGAAATTGTATAAACTTTGGGGTTTGGTTGAAAAATACTCTTGCATTTTATCTTTACTCCAAGACCATCTTTTAACCGGAATAGTTATGTTTATTACGTAATTTCCACTATATACACACTCATAAACACCGCTAGAGAGAAACATTACAACAGCAAACGACCTCTGCAATAATTCCGAAATCTTAGGCGGATACATTTGAGCCCCATCGAATATTATCTCATGTTTCCCGTTTTTAACTATTTTGGGAATCCATTGTTTCTTTCGTGCTTTGAATATGGGCTTTTTATATTCGCACACTTTTTCGATGATTTTATTAAAGTTTGCCTTGGTGCCGAATGTCGCTCTAACATGCTCTGCCAGCATATTGGGTAGCAACACTAAAATATCTTCCCCCTCTGTTTCTTCCGCCAACGAGTCGAATATCGGAGAGCCTATGCATTTATCTCGAACCTCATTATATTTAATTCCAGCAAATTTATGATGTTTTTCCATAATATGCCGAGAGGAATAATAAACTCTATAAACCGAAGTCGCACATCTTGGATCTGGTTGCCACAAACTATCGGTTAAATACATAATAGAATATGTTTTTATATTATGTTTCTTAAAAAAATCCATATACTTACGAGCCCACAGCCATATCTCCAAACTCACCATTTTAGTTATTCTATCGTGTAACAAACCCTTTTGTAACTCTTTTTCGTCCGCAAATGCCTTAATTTTCTTAGCGCCGGCCATCACTTCTCTGGACGATTGTACCATTTTCTTTCTGGTCGCACGATTATATTCCTTCGCGCCTCTAAACATATCATAATGATAAATGATATATTGTTGGCCTGCTTTTTTCAATTCCACCATTATCGGATGAAGCGCCTTAAGATAGGTAAGTTCTCTTACCACTAACGCAATTTTTTCAGTCATTTGTAATCCTTTGCTTTTTTAAGCAACAAATTTATTTTTGTCAACTTTCTCTTGGAGTAAAATTCTTCTGGCAGTTTAGTAAATTTCGCCCAATTACAATCTTTACATAATAGCACGGCATTTGTTATGGAAAGAGCAAAACCTTTTGATAATGGATAGTGATGGTCTATTTGAAGATTCTCTTTAGAGCCACAATTGGCACATACATTGTCAAACACCATCCTAGTAACTTTTTCATCAAAACTGGTATATTTTTCTCCTATGGATTTTCGCAAATCTCTCCTCTTCCTGTCGTACTGCCTATTTGACCTTTTAACTTTTTCACGATTTTTATCTTTATAAACCCTTGCTTTTTGATTTATAACTTCTCTATTTTTTTCGTTATATTCTCTGTGATATTCTATAATATCTTCTTTATTTTGCTCATAATGTTGCTTCTTATACTTCAAAATGTCTTCTCTGTTTTTATAGTAATACTCCCTTGCCCTCTTCTTATTTTTTTCTTTGTTTTCCTGATATTTCTTAGCTCTTTTTTTCGGGTTGACCAACTCTTTTTTGCGAGCGTTATAACATTCCTTACAAACATTTCTATACCCATCCTTGCAAAGCCTATCTTTGCAAAATTCTTCTAAATGTTTGTTCTCGTTGCATTTTAAACATTTTTTATGTGTTATGGTGCCCGCCCTCCATTCTTCCGAAATAACACCGGCTACATAAGGCCGTGTATGACTCTGTTCCGCCTACTACTATCTTATCTGTCTTTTTTCCTGCCGTATAATAGGTATAACTTCCAAACTCTGAACCACACCCCGTACATACCGCATTTAATTTAATTATTTTATCACAAAACGGAATAGTTTCTACCATAGAACCAAACATTTCGGATTCTGATGTGGCAACTAAACCGCTAATAATTATATTTTTATTGGTTGGTGCGTATTTTTTACAAAACTCTGATAGTCCTAAATGAAATTGACCCTCATCTAGCCCGACAGCAGAATAATCGCCTATATCATAATCCACCAAAGAAGATACAAACTCCTCTTTAAGCCACGAAACATCTTTTGGGGAATGGGTAAGAAACGGACGAGAATCTATCGAGGGGCGCAATAATACAGTTGGTTTTTGGGCTAAATGAAAACGCTCTAATCTACGCAAAAGTTCTGTGGTTTTTCCGCTATGCATCGGTCCTAAAATAAGTGTAATCATTTTTCCTCACAGGTTAAGTTTTAGAAACTCTTGAACGGATATAAGTCCCAGTGAATATCGCCTATCTTGATCCATAAAAACATATGATATTCGTTCGGGCGTTTTAATTAATTCCTGCTTTTCTTTTACCGGTTTAATAATTGCCACACCGCAATCTGTATCTATCGTTCGTATAAATAAATATGGATTTGACGCACGAAGTTTTACTATTTGCATAAACCCACTCCCAAACCAAGTGACGCGGCCTTCTTTTGGTTTATTTCGTGCTAATTTTGGTGATGTTGGGCTTATATCATGAACCAATACAATTCCATTCTCAGATAAATGTTGAAGTGAGTTTTGTATATCTTTAATTACCGCCTTTCCTTTATGATCTCCGTCTATAAAAACTATGTCATATTTGTCTTTACATGCCTCCTGAAAAAACTTGCCGGATGTCATAGAAAAAGTAGCGGGATAATTTGGATCTACACTATGCCGAGATTCTATTTTTATTTTATTGAAATTGTCTCCCGTTCCTACGCCTATTTCCAAATATCGTTTATATTGAAATCTCATTATTAAATAATTGATTATATCAGTTCGAGTTTTCATTTTATCCACACCTTTTTAATTTTAGACGGCCACTTAACTCCCCACTGCTCAACGCCAACCATTCTCTTATATAAACCAAAAATATTAGTCTCTCCGCTTATTTTTAAGTATTTAACACCCTGTTTTTCTGTGGGTATTTCAAAAGGAAAAAAATCACTATCCTGTGTAATTACTATCAATGCTAAAAATATCTCTTTATCGCCTTCAAACTCAATCACCATAAATACATCGTCCCAAGACAAATAACCCTTTATTGTTTGTTCGATATGAGTTTCTCGCATATTTGTTTCCATTCTTTTAACTGCTCCGAGTGTGACTTAAAGTTCTTACGAATTGCTTTTCCCCCAATATTACTACCCCGACCGAAGTGCGCTGCTATACATTTACCGTCTAAATGAAACTCATCCCCCTGAAAGTGCTTGAAGAACACAGCCTTATCTGTTTTACAATCAACAAAATCTACAGGTTTCACATTTAACTTTACCTTACCCAACTGCCAACCTACATCATATTTAGCGCCATAACTCTTATTGTTTATTCTGCCTGCTTTATTTTTTCCTGCTCTAAAATCTACGCCCCTAATTAAATCTGTTTTTAATATAGCAAAACAAACATGGTATAAGCCTTTATCCTTTCTTGCTAATAACGCATCACAGTTGTCTATTTTATTCCAACCGTCAAAAACAACCACATCGCTTTCAATTATTGCGGTGTGGGAAGTTTTTACTTGTTTTATTAGGTAGTTAAGAGATTCACCATGAGCATTACTGCCACCCAATAAAGAAGGTTTGTATTGTATTACTTCCGCTTCTTTGGTTTTTAGGTTGCCTAAAGTATCGCATATTAAGATTCGCGGAGAAGAAGTTTTTTTAACAGAGCGAATCATCAAGTTTAGCAAATCACCTGCACCATAAGCAACGGTAATTACAGTTAGATTGCTCATTTGGTTTCTCTATAAGACTCTAGACTGAACCTTACATAATCAATAAGATTTCTAATTGTAATCTTGGCATTTATAATTTCTGAGATCAATACGGATCTTTGTCTCATGTTCCGCAGTAATCGCTTCTTAATTTTTTGATAGTTTTTCTTTTTCTCTTGTTTGGAACACAGATATTTAATAATCTTATAATCATCATCGTCACTTTGATCGTAAATGTAATATTCGTCTGTCTCCTCCTCTGGCCTTGAGTCATTAGGCGGAATAAACCTCCAATATGTTTTTTTTACAAAATAATCTATTTTCATTTGGTGGCTCTGAAAGACTCAATGCTTACTCGTATATAATCCCGAATCTTCTGTTTGAGTTCTATTAAAGCCATTATTTCGTTTGCTATTGCCGATCGCGTGTGAAAATAATGAAATATTTTACCCCTAACCTTGTCGAATCGCTTTTTTCTTTCATTTTTATCGACAAGCATATGTGCTAATTTATAATCAATATCAGAAGCAAAATCATGTCCGAAATCCACAGAACCCTCCTTAAGATTAGGATATTTAGATGGCACAAATTGAGAATAACATTGACGAGGAAACCAAAACATAAACGATCTCGCTTTCATTTGCCCTACTGCTGCCGTCGTATAATTGCTCATTAATATCTCCTATCCGCTCTTCCTATATAGCTTCCAACTATTGTGAATGTCTTTATCAAATGCTCGGATGACTTTTGAAACACAAACAATTTAATCAGTTTTGGCCGAATGTGCTGTAAAACTTCTTTGTTAAAAACATGTATCTTATAACCTTCGGGAAAACTCCACCCTAATCGCTCTGATGTAAAAACAAACAGATCTGAACAAAAATCCCTATATAATTCCAAAAATAAATAGTTCATCCATACACCACATGACTAGAGCAATCTATCAGCCTATCGTCTGGATTTCTACATCTCTTATCATACGAAACCTTGCCACATTTTTCACATATGCACTTCGCGGTGCCAAAATATACAGCGAAAGTTCCAGAAGGCACTATGGTAAATAACTGCCATTGATGATTACAGAAAAACTTACCTCTCAAATACCTATATTCCTCATATAAGTTAAGAGCGCGTTTTATATCTCTCCGCATCAAAAAAAGGCTAATTTTTGGCAATGAACCACCGCAACAATACCGATATAAAACTTTCATTTCGCCATTCATTTCGGCCTCAAATGTTTCATTACAAAATCATATGAAAGTGAAGCAACAGCCCTCTGCCCCAACCTCCAATAAGCAGAAACCATTATCGTATAAACATCACGCATGAAATGACTCATAATTTCATCGCCTTTAGATATTTGTTAATCATAGTGTCAACATTGAGATTTTTAACTGCATGTTTTCTAGCCCGAGTCTTAAATCCGTCTAAATCTGGTATTATTTTCTCTACCGCATCAGATAAGCTGACAATATATTTCCGATCGTAATCCCACTTTCCTCCGTCCACCACTATTCCAGTTTTCCCACCCACGACCATTTCGCAATCTCCGCCCCAACTACTTGTAATCACAGGCAAACAACATGCTTGGGCTTCTGGAACTACATTATTGGAAGAACAGCCTTGGCGAACATTCATATAAATATCAGCCTCACAGTATTTAGTGGCCAGTCGAGTATTTTTAACATGAGGTGAGTAAATAATATTAGAGTCTTTGTTGGCGGAATAAACTTTACTACAACCAGCATCCATACTACCACATAAAAATAATTTAACTTTGTGTCCTCGACTTTTTAATTCTTTATAAACTCCCACTAAAACTTCCATCAAATAAGCGTCTCTCATAAAACCTATATGTCCCAATTTAATAAACCCATCTTTTTTATTTGCGTCGGGGTGCGGCTTAAAAATCTTTGTATTAACTCCGTTGTGAATAATAGAATAATTGTCGTTTCTTGGCAAAATCTCTGTGTCTATACAACCCTTAGACCATTCGCTCTGATACACGATGTAATCAAATAAAGGAATAGTTCGTCTCAACTCCTCATGTAAAGCAATCATATCTGGTCTTATTTTACGCTTGAACTTTTCATTATAAAGTTTGTTATAGATTCCGTCTATTCTTAATATTACACGAGTCTTGTCTCTATTCACCTTTCTAAATATACTTCCTGCGTTAATAATACACATTGCCACCGACGCTCTTTGTGGCTTGTCGAATATTACCTTATGTCCTTTTTGGGCCAAACCAGAAGTCATTTTTGCCACATGAATGCTTGGACCTCCGGCATTGAATGAACCTTGAACGCTATAATAGATAGTAGCCATCCAGCCTCCTTACTTCTTAATTACTAAAATTGTTTGTAATTTCTCGCTTATTCCCACCCTTTTATTCTTTTTGTATATTATATTACATCCCTTCGCACGATACATATCAGAAATATTAGGTGCCCACCTAAACTCTACTGACACCATTTCGGGTTTCATTTCTTCAGCACCTCGAAGAATATGATTATCGCTTTCTTGTCTTTCCATATGCACTACATACTTATTAGCCTTTTCTAAACACTTATCGAGCACCAAAGATATTCCGTCCGGAGGAATGTGCATTAAAACTCCGTGCGTAAATACTATATCCCATTTGTCGTCTGTATCCATGTTTAAGACATCAATATTTTCTAAAACCGTATTTGGCGGAAGGTTTTCCCTAGCATAATTAAGAGCAGATCTATTTACATCACACCCGCCTATTTTTACCTCTGGAAACCTGTCATGAATATATTTGAGGTTTCTCCCGCAATATAAACCAATTTCATATACAGAAGAAAAATCATATCTACTCAATCTACTTGCCAGTCGTTTCGAATGTCTTATCAGATCTTCGTCGTTCCAATATACATCGATTAATTCATTTCGTTTAGACCAGTAATCTGCGTATTTTTTATAATATTTCATTTTAACCTCACTTTTATATTACACCATTCTTAAAAAATCTACTAATATTTCATTTACTATATGAGCTCATTAAAATTATATAAACGTGCCCAAAAAAACTTCGGACTACAGCAAGTTCGAGCCGAATGGATAGAGTTTATTAAGTTCCTTATGGTCGCACAACCCAAAACAGTATTAGAAATAGGCACTTACAAAGGTGGTAGTGCCTATACTTTCGCTCATTTTGCTGATTTAATTATTACAGTAGACAACAATAATCTCTTTAAGCCAAAGAAGCAAAACATCATATCCAGAAAAAGCCAACTCTATTTTATTAACCGGACCAGCAAAAACCCTCGCGTGTTGACAAAAATTAACCATCTGCTAAGATTCCATCGACGAGAAGTTGATCTTTTGTTAATCGACGCAGATCACACATATCGAGGAGCAAAAAGGGACTTTCAGACATATTCGCCCCTAGTTAAGCCCGGCGGACACATAGTTTTACATGACATTACAAAATCTTCTTATCATATACAACTTGGGTGCCTCATATATAAGTTTTGGGAAGAACTCAAATTACAGTACTCCAACACCACCGAAATAACAAAAAATAAAAAATGGGGCGGATTAGGCATTATTAAACTATAAACCGAAACTTCCACTCCTGTCCTTCCAAAACCTTCTTCACTAGCTCAAACCTCTCTTGGTTGAAATAGTTATAAGTCCAGTCGCTCGTATGTCCCGCCGCTATAATGTTTTGCGGGGGAGGAACATCAATTAAATGCCAGTTCACGCTAACCCACTTTAACCCTTCAATACCCTTACACTGCTGAAAATAATCATCATGTCCGGCTATAGTAAAACCCCGCTTCGTTAGTATTTGGGCGACATCATAAGAAATAGACCAACGAGGCGGACGAAAAATCTTAGCGTATTTAAGCCCCGATTGCTCGAACTCATTTATCATTTCATTTACCACAACTTCGGCCTGTTCGGTGTTTAAGTATCGGAACTCATCGTTGTTTGACTGTGTGGTGTGAAAATTAAAATCGTCGGAAGAACTACGATGGTACAGTCCATGCATCCCTACCTGAAAGTTACTCGGAAGTTCATTTACTCTTTCGCACCATTCTGGGTTTTGGATGAGCGGATGTGGGTTTTCTTGGAGACGAGCATATCTAGCGGGAACGAACAGATTGATTTTAATGTCGGGATAAAGTTCGGTTTGAGACACCAATAGATGGACTCAAAATTAAGACCCGCGTGTAAATGGGGCGAAAAATCATCTAGGGAAAGATTAAAAAGCATCATATTAGTTTAAGTTTCTTCCATCTCTCGCGAAAATAGTCTTGGTAGTAGTGCCATGCTGCCGTTTGAGCGGGACTGTGTTTAGCCTGAATTTGATTTCCGTGCTGGCGAAACTTATAGAGAACTTTATCTATTTTTACTACTGAGAACCTTTCTAAAAGTTGTCCGAAAATAGCATAATCTGTAGAAAATTCTTGGGCTGTTGTAAATCCGCCTATATCATTGAGAGCACTTATTCTATAACATCTCGCATGGCCACAAGGATTTGCTAATAAAAAGAGCCGTCTAAGAGCCAACTGTCCCTCCGGCGTATATTGTTTAGGTACTAACTTTGCTTTTCCGTGATCCGGTACGATAACAGATCCTCGGGAATTAATAAGACAAAATCCCGTATAGGCCCCGCCTATTTCTGGGTGCTTAGAGAACACTTTTTGGATTTCAAAAAGTGCATTCGGATACAGCTCATCGTCCGAATCGAGAATTACGATTATATCATGACGATTTTTGAATTGGCTGGGAATAACGGTTTTTAGAATCTCGTTATAGGCCCCTTGCTGTTTTAGATTTACTTTCGAATCAATCATATGAAAGTTTTTATATTTCTGCGCCGCGATACGAGCAATTTTTTCCGCTCCGTCCGTAGATGCATTATTCCATAAGAGATAATCAAACTTATCCGACGACAAAGTTTGAGCCAATACACTACGAATTGCCAACCCGAGTAATTGTTTGCGATTGTGCACAAGAGAAACTAATAATATTTTATTCATAGTATGCCCTTTTTGATGAGTTTCTTTTTAATAGCCTCGGTGGAAATATCTTCATCATATTTGAAGACAATTAGTTTAATGCCGTGTTTTTTAAACAATTTCCTTTTAAGCTTGTCGCGAAATAATCCTGCTTTAAACTTCTCGTATTTCTTCTCATATGGCTCACTTCCGCCCCAATCTACGAACTCATAATGCTGTTGTCCATGAAATTCAACGACCGCTTTTGATGTCGGAATATAAAAATCTACATGCATTTGTCCTTTATGTCTGAGCCACTTAAAACCGGTATAATGAGTTTTGATTTCAATATTAGGAAATAGGTTGATAAGCACATCTCTAACCATAGATTCGTAAATATTAATTTTTCTAATTTTACTATAATCAAAACCTGCCGCCTCAACTGCATTTTCCAGAGTGCCAAAATACAATCTAGAAGCACCAAGCAACCTGCCGTTATATTTCCTGAGCATATGATCACTTAAATATTTTTGGCCCTTCTCTTTTGCAACTTCTTGCAATTCATAAATAATTCTATCCTTGCTCCACTCCTCATGTCTCTTAATGTCGCTGTAATTAAAGCCTGCTGCCTCAACCGCATTACCGTAGTTGCCGAAATATCTAATGCCAGCATCGGCCAGCCCTCTATACTTCCTTTTCACAAAACCACGTGTTAAATATTTTTCACCATTTTTTTGTGCGATCTTCTGTAATCTATAGATAACTTTATCCCCATTCCATTTCTCGGTTCCCCTAATCTTATCATAATCAAAACCGGCTACGCGGACTGCATTTTCTAAGCTTCCAAAATGCACCCTAGTGGCTCCCAACAACTTTCCATTATTTTTTCTCATCATAGAGTCATTTAAACATTCCTCTCCGTCTCGTCGCGCAATTATCTGAAGCGCCTCAATAATTTTACAATCATTCCATTCTTGTTTTTTTCGGACCTCATCATAATCAAAGCCGGCGAACGTAATTGCATCTGATAGATTTCCAAAATACATAATGACCGCGCCAATTAATCTAGAATTATGCCTCCTTAGATAACAATGATACAAACACCCCAAACCATCCTTTTTGGCTATCGCTTGCAATTCCGAAACGACTTTATTTTTATTCCAATCGCGATGTTTTTTAATATCTTTATAGTTAAACCCAATGGCTGTAACGGCATGCTCTAAACTACCAAAATGCTGACGAGACGCATGATATAAGGCCGGACAGTTCTCCCTTAAAAACTTAGCATTTAATCCATCTTTACCACTTTTCTTTACAATTTTTTTCAACCCTGCTAACACCTCATCTTTGCCCCATCTTTTATTTTGTCTAAAGTTATTACAATCAAAACCCGCAGAAACTATTGCATCCTCTAGTTTTTCAAAATACCTACCCATAGCTTGATACAACAAAGGATAACTTTTAGCCAGATTTAAAGTAGTTAGATGTTCTTCACCATGCTTTTCGACAATTTCTCTTATCTCATCAACAATTTTTTCCTTACTCCATTTTCTCTTGGTCATTTTTATCCTCCGCAAATTTTTCTTTTAAAATAGAGATAATAAAGGAGGATATGCTTCTATCATCTCGTTCTGCTTTCTCTTTGATCCATCTGATTAAATCCTTATGACGCCCTCTAAACAAATTGATCGTAATAAAATAATATTTCGTTTTATCATACATAATCTTTCCTCCTTAACTATATACGGAATTATTGATAGATTTGTGGAAAATATCTGAAACTTTTTTGGACTCAACTGATTTCATTGAGCATTTATTTTATATTCGACCTTCTTTTTTCCACTTTTTCTCATAAAACTCTCGCAATTCATGCCACTGCCTGTTTTGAATCTCTCCGTGGTTTTTTTCCACCTGAATAACGACTTCGCCTTTTCTTTTCCCATGATCTCGCCAAAGATAAAGAACGCCCTTATTATTTTTTCCAGCATCCGCACGAGCTAAAATCATTCCAAAATCGAGGGCCGACGTATAAATATTAAAATCTGTCGAAAACTCTTTGTCTTCATTAAACCGTCCCATCTTACTGAAAAGACTGGATAATCTAAGAAAGCGTAAATGTGTAGCCACGTTTCCATTACGAACATTAATTTGCCTCTGTCTATAAGCCCTTTGCCCTGCTTCGGTCAACTCTATCTCTTTAGGTACAATTCGATGACTCTTGGGGTGATTTTTAACCTGTATTTTTCCCTTACCCGGCCCAATTACATGAAAACCAGAATATGATATGTCGATGCTAGGCTCTCGTTCAAATAAATCAAAACAAGTCTCCAGACCAGCTTTCGCTATTAAATCATCCGAGTCTAGCATCGACAGGTATTCGATTTCACTGAACTTCTCCCGCACCCAATCCAGAGCAAAGTTATAAGCAGGCATTTGGCCTATATTAGTTTCATTTTTAACCAGATACATATGCTCGTGTTTATCGCAATATTCCTGTGCTATTTTTGTCGCTCCATCAGTACTTGCGTTGTCGATCAGTAAATGAACCCAATATTTTTTATCCAGCGTAGAGTTTAATGCAGAATCCAAACAAGCGGACAAATAATGTGCCCGATTATAGATAGTCGTTATAAGCAAAACCTTCTTCTTACTTGCCATTCCACTCCTCCTTTTTGAACTTAATAAATACGCTTATTTTGCCTCTCTCAATAATAGCGGTAGGCATTTTGATTCTCCTAAATTGACCCTCCCACTTTTTTCTTATCACAGTTAAATACTTCATAAAAACTTCTTCGCCGGTTAACATGCTTGCCGAGTTTGAGATATGAGACAGCGGACACATAATACCATAATTCTTAAAACCCCTAGATAATGCCAAAAGTGATAAATCAATCGAGTAAAAATGGAAGCTGTCAAATCTTTCTTCGTCAAACTCAAGCCCCGAATCTTTCCTGTAAATCACACAGTGCTCATCTACGGTCTGCACGGAAGCAAACATAATCGACTTGACACCCTCCCATTGACACCTTCCCTTTAAATCATAGACCCTCCCTATCGCACTTTCCCTCGTAGTTATTCCTGCCGTCCCCAATACGCCCCAGTTTTCGTCCTCTTCCTCTATTTCCCCAATTCGCACAAACAAAGTCTCAACCCAATCCCTGTAGAAGATTAAGTCCTGGTGGCATGCGATTATCAGATTGCTTCGTGCTTGTTTTGTTCCAATATTTAATGCTTGTGCCGCGGAGTATTTGTTCTTAAAGTTCAAAATAGGAACAAGCTCGTAAACCTTATCCGTATGGTTTTTATACAAAGACGCTATTATATATTGCGTGTATTGTCTTATATTATTCACGCATGAAACAAAAGACAAATCAAACTTTACATCCCTCTCCTCCGAACACTCACGAAGTTTAATTTCATCGTATCTGTAAAAATCCTTCCGTCGAGCAAAAAGATATTGGCATATCGTATCTCCTCTACGATAAATTAACCTATATCGCTTCATACTGCTGATTAAATTGAATAGAATAAAAGGATTTATTTCAAAATCATCTTTAAGAAAAAACACATATTCCCCGCTACATACATCAATCAAATCGCCTTGCTTTGTTGATTCGATGTGATTAGGTTCCGGTGTACCCTGTATTTCTTCCTCGTGGCCAACTATTACCTCACAGTTCGGATAAACAGAAATGTCTTTAACTACCGCCGATACTTTTTTGAGATATTTGTCTTCACCATATACTATTATACTAACGGCTGGAAAATCGCTCGTATCTGTCATTAAAACTTCTTTGTTAAAATCGGATACTGAGTTAGTTTCTTTAAACACGTGAAACCTCAAGGCACTGTCTGTATTTTTGGGCGTTTTCTTTTTTTGTATTACTTTATATTGTAGCCTGTTTATGTAAAATAACGCTTTAGATTTCTCAGTTCCTCTTATTTTCAAAACTCTTTGGGCGGAAATAGCACTTTCTTTAATTTTTCTAGTTTCTATCGTCAACAAATATTCCTTTGGCACGGAATGAACAGAAGACCTATCATATTTGACCTGTGCCTTTTCGGATCGTGCAATTACTCTGCCACCCTCAACTAAAAACATGCGTATCTCGGCAAATCCAAAATAACTCGGTTTTTCGGCAATTATCTTTACTTTATGAATCGCGTGTTCAGCTGTGTGCACTGGTATTACTATGGTTGCCTCTGGATCCTTAAAAGAAACGGCAAATCCACGGTCTCTGCGATAGACTTTTACATTCTCTCCATGACATTTTGTGCCGATGTTGAGTTTTGTTTTTTTAGATTTGGGTTTTTTCATTTGTTTTTTGCCAACTTAACTGCCTCGGATAAAGATCTTACTGGGATGTTGTATTTCCTAAGGTATCTCGATATTACATTTGCGCTGGTTTTATAAACTTTTGATATTTCCGGCGATGACATTTTTTCCCCTATATACATTTCAAATAAATCTTCTTGGAGTGGCTTAATAAATGTAGGATGGGCAATTTCCCGAACTTTCCATTTATATTCATAGCACTTAACGGGACATTCTCCTATATATTCTAAAAACTTACGTGTATTTTCCATATTAAAATACAATTTGTTTCCAGTTTTAACCGCACACATTATTCCAATTTGAGCAAACCACTGTACAAATGTATCATTTAAGTTGCTCTCTGTAAAAGAATTGGTGCATAACACGGCGCCTCCGGAGGTAATAAAACCATCACCCAAGTACATTATGTTTATAGATATTGGGCTAAACCTAAAATCCATTGGTACTATTTTCTCACCTCCAGCGGGATACCAACGAGACAACTCTTTTGTAAAAAATATATTATTTTGAGAGTATAAATTATAATTATCGCAATAGCCTTTTTTATATCTCTCGCTATAATGTCTATACATTTTAACTTTGCACTTAAAATCCAAATATTCATTTATATATTCGGCAAACTCTTCATATTTGAACTTGCAACTAACAAATGAATTTTTGAACGCCCTTCCCTGTTTCGGTTTGGCTAGATTGCCATCACTCACCGTTAAACCGTCAAAAAACTCAAGCTGCTCGGGTGAATATTTTATCTCTGGATGAACCAAAAATCCATAACCTCTTTTGCGAATTTGGATATTGTATTTGTTCAAATCTCTTCTTATTGTATCAGTACATACACCAAATTCCTTAGCCACATCTATCATACGCATATGCTTGGTAATATATAAATCGTATAGTTTATCTCTGTTTAATGGTGGAACATAATTTCTTCCGATCACTTTCTATCACCAAGAATTAAATCATTGGTAAAAATCTTTCCGTCAACTGGGTTATATTCTTCCGGCAGTGTATAAGAAGTATAAACGTTCTTTGTTTTCCGCATTTCTACAATACTTCCGGATAATTCGTTAAGCTGCATTGAACCTTTTACGTGTGCTAGATTCTTTGCCTTTCTATATTTTTTATCCTTATCGGTGTCCAAATGTATGCCACGACCAGGAATATAAGCACTTAAAAGACCAAGAATGTCAAGTTTGTACCTCAGATAGCTATCCTCGTGCCCATATATAGTCCCCCTTCCAAACCCATAATAACCAACTCTCAAAAGAACACGCCGCGATAGACAAAGTGCTGCCCCATTCAAGTTCCCCTGTCTTTTCAACTGTACCCTAACTCCATTCATTGTTACTAAAGGATATTTGTTTGGCTCTACGCTCACACCTGTTATTCCCACCCTTAACACTTTATCACATATTTCTTTCATTAATACATCGAACCGATCTGGTAAGAGTACATCGTCATCAAGATTAAACAAATAAGTCGGTTCCAACTTTTTCTGCTCTACCGCCCATATTCCAGAGTTTCGACCGCCAGCAACGCCAAGATTTTTTTCGTTAAATACATGAATAACCTCCTCGGCGTTGGTGTTCGATTTGGTTATACTGGAAAGATAATCTCGAATACCACTTTGCTTGGAACTGTTATTATCCACTAATGTTAAAATATGCGGAACGGTCATCTTTTTAATTATACTTTCGATAGTGCGTTTAGAATATTCAAGTCTGTTCCAATTAAGTATTACAACGGACATTAGATTTTTACTCATTTGATTCTCCATTTATAGTTGTAGCATTTTACCGGACAATCGCCAATAAAGTTCAAGAAATCTCTAATCGACTTTTCGCTTATATAGACTTTACTGTCTTTACGTACATGACATTTAATCCCTATATCTCTTAAAAATGTAATAATTGTCGCCTCTACATTATCAATTTCAAAACTATCTGTACAAATTACTGCGCCCAGCCTTAGTTTAGACCCATCGCATAAGTATAGTATGTTCATTGATGTTGGCGAAAAACTGAAGTCACTGGGAATTATTTTAACACCGTTTGGGTACCACCTACCTCTTTCTTCGGTGTAAAAAACATTTGCTCCGGAATGAACGGTATAACAAATGCACTCTCCGGACTTGTATCTTTCGCTTTTATGTATATATTTTGAAACATTTTTATCTATATCCAAATAATTAGAAATGTATTTGGCGAATTCTTTGTGTTTGAACATCCCACTGAGCCAACCGTTACAAGTGTCGCGCGCAAGCCTGTATGAAATAGAACCATCACCTGCCAAAAACCCGTCTAAAAACTCTAATTGTTCCGGTTTAAGCACCAATCTATCTCTAATTTTATAAGATGCCGCGGAGCGTCTTGGTATATCGCATCTAATCAGATTTTTTCTTATGGCTTCAAAGCCCACTCCATACAATTCTCCGATACTTTTGCAACTCTTTTTCTGGTCTAAATATAACGCACTAAGCGTTTTTTTATCCAAGTTAAATCCTCTCATTTGAACCTCACAAAAGTTCTCGCCACTCTCTTTTTTATTATCGATGTGGGCGTTCTTATCAGTGGTATTTTAGATCCCCACTTTGTATTCAGCATATTTAAGTATCTCATGAACTCTTTTTTGCCTGAAATTAAACTAGTGGATTTGGAATCGTGAATTAAAGGGCATAATATCCCATAATTAGTCATTCCCTTTTGGATCGCAGTCAAACAAATGTCCGGCCCATACATATGCCAGCCATTAAAGGCCTCATCAAATCTCAATCCGGATTTTTTTCGTATTATCATGCAATGCTCGTCTACTGTTTGCACAGAACATATGCGTTTTCTCCTAGTGGATTGCCATTGAACTCTTCCCTTGGTATTATAAACTATACCTATTGTGTCATCTTTTGTGTTTATTCCTGCTGTCCCCAATACACCCCATCCCTTGTCCTCTTTCTCTATTTCTGCAATCCGTTCATATAACATCTCAACCCACCCTTTGAGGAATATTACATCTTGGTGTATTAGGATAATCAAACTACCCCTCGCTTTGTCTATTCCAATATTTAACGCTCGTGCTGCTGAATATTTGTTGCCGAAATTAAGAATAGGGATAATCTCATAATTTTTACCGGTTTTGTTGCTAAACAGAGACCCCACAACATAATTGGTGTATTGCTGAAGGTTATTTACGCAAGTTACGAAGGAAATGTCAACTGGATACTTGTTTTTTCCCACTAATTTCATATACTTATTGAAATCTTTTTCTGCTTTGGGCATCCATGTCTTCTTAAAATATTCTATTCCCGCCTTTTGTTTTTCTCCGCCCGTCTTGAATTTGTTTTGCGTTACGCTTTCTCGATGAAACACCTCCGCATTAGCCGCATATAGAATCTTTTTCTTTAATTGATGTTTAACTTTCATACACAGCGCCATATCATCGTAGCAAAACCAGTACTCCAAATCAAACCCACCAATTGCTTCAAAATCTTCACGGCGCATTAACAAACAAGCACCAGTAACTGCTTGATAAAAACGATCGTGTTCGGCAAAGCCCTTGGGGAATGATTTCAACACAGATTTACCCAAGTTTCCTGGCCCCTCGTTCATAAATGCTATTCCCGCGTGTTGTATTCTGCCTGGACTGTATAATAATTTTGCCCCAACTATCCCTATCTCCGGATGACGATGAATCTTGGACATCATATTGTAAAGCCAAAACGGTTGAGGTTCCGTGTCGTCATTAAGAAAGAGCACATATTCTCCCGTTGATTGTTCCACTAGCTCATTGTTTATAGAAGAAAATGAACCGTCCGTAGTTCCTCTTTCTATGAACTTTACATTGTCTCGTTTCACATTTTGCATAAACTCTACAGTGCCGTCAGTAGAATCGCTATCTCCAACTATCCACTCCCAGCTCGGATAAGCAGTATTTTCACCTAACGCTTTATGGCATTTCGAAAGCAAGTTTAGATTATCTCGTGTTGGAGTTATTATGCTCACCTTGGGAACTTGAAGTGCATCGGTGATTAAAACCTCATTCACCATATTCGCCACACTAGATTTTATTTTTGCATATGGTCGAAATTTCATTATTTTATCTTCCTTGTTTTTTGTTTTACTTCGAGGTTTGGGTCGAGGTCTAATTTTAGGTTTTGGTTTCTGGACCTCTTTCACATAAGAATACCTAATATCTTTAATGAGTATATTGGCACCTGAAGATTTTGACCGCCACACTCTTAAATAAACTTGTGTGCTTGGTTTTGCTTTTGGACTTTGAAGATTGAGAGAATAGTCACGAAGTATTATACCATTTGCCTTAAAAGTCGCCAAGGGTCCATCAAAACCTCGGCCGGCAGAAAAGTTTATTAATAGTTCGCCATTTCCAGACGCTGATGCTTTAGATGCCGTAATAACCACACGATATATTGAGTCGGGTTTTACAACAACTGGCAATAAAAGAATTGAGTCTGAGCCCGATATATTAGCACAACTGGATCCAAACTTATTAACTGTGCGTATATTCTTTCCTTGCCACTGATTTCCGACCGACATACCTATTTTTCGCGCCTCGGATATTTTTTTCAATTTATCTACGCGTTCTTTTTGTTCCAACTTATTCTGTCGCGCCGTTATTTCTTGCACTCGTTTTTTTGTAGCCTTATCCTCTATTTTTTTAATAGGTGCGGGTTTAACTTTCTTAATCATATGAAAAGAAACATTGCTGACGAGTATATTGCCAGTTGCTTTTGGGGGACGATATACTTCTAGGGTAGTATCTTTTGAAACTATACTTTTTACCCAAACCTCTATCTGCACAGTATGAAAGTCTTTTGATACTACATATGCCGGTGATGCCCCACACTCTCCGGAAGAAAATCTCGCAGCAACCAAACCATTTCCGCCGGCATTTTTCGCTGTTATATTAACGCGGTACATGGTATTTGCTTTTATCTTGGCGCTTAAAACCACGCAAGAATCTTTTCGTGGCATAGTTACGCAATCAATATTTCGCCTTTGTATGAGACGAATATTTTTACCGCGCCATTTATATCCGGGGCCACCAGCAGAGTTCATTTATTGTATACCATGAAGTTTGGATTAGATAGGTAAAATTCTAAATCGTTATAATATTTACCCGTACAGTTTTTCCTAAATGCTTCTATGTTTTTTTGTAGATGGGGGTTATTTTTAGAAGAGCTGCTTATTCCTTCGTGATGAATAAGAACCGCATTGGGCGTATAAACACATTTCTTTTTTAATTTATGTCTAACATCCAAACAGTATTGTATGTCTTCATAGCAATAGAAATAATCATTACATAGCCCGCCCAATGTCTCAAAATCTTTTCTTCTCACTAACATACAAGCTCCCGTTACTGCCTGATAATAACGAGGAACAGATATGAAATCCTTAACTTCTTTTGGGCTTTTGCGATAATACATATGAAAGGGAAGATTGTTGGTTCGTTCGCTAAAAAACACCCCGACGTGCTGAATTTTTTTTGAAGGGTATAGCAATAAAGCCCCCACAACGCCGATATTTGGGTCGTTGTCCGTTACTTGAGTCATGTTCAATAACCAAGAATCGTGTTGAATCTCGATATCGTCATTCAAAAACAAAATTAGGTCTCCGTCGCCCTCTGCGACTAACTCATTATTATTTTTAGAAAACGAACCATTGTTATTGTCATTAAAAACCGGAGTAATGCGATCGGTAAATTGTACATCGCCCATAAAAATTGAATCATGGATAACTTTTTTCATTTCTTCATTTGGGTCATTTAACAAAACATAAATATGGTAATCGACAAACTTGGTCTTTTCTATTATCGACTCTAAGCACATTTTGAGTTTTTCGGCGTTTCTATATGAGGTTATGCAAATATCGATTTTCATGTCTTACTCGCAAAATAACAATAATATTCTTTTGGTGTTATTTCGTGTAAAAATATAGCAAACTCATAAATCATATACTCGTTCTCCCTAATTGTCCCACTATGCCATAAATCACTTAAGACAAACTCACAACGTGCCTTAACTTCATGTTCTACTGCCGACGTTAAACATACTCCCACAAAACTCTGGCAAATTTTATGTAAATATAGAAGCACCAAGTAAGATACGTTGTTGCAATAAATCGACAGCCCAAGATTGTGTGGTACTCTCATTACCGAAACATCAAATTTATTCATGTTTTCCTCGCAAAATGACAATAATATTCTTTTGGTGTTATTTCGTGTGAAAATATAGCAAACTCACAAACCCTATGCTGGTTTTCTCTAATTATCCCACAACGCCCTAGTTCGTTTAAAATAGACTCGCAATATTGCTCAATTCGATATTCTGTGGCTTGTGTTAAAGGCTCTCTCGTAAAACTCTGGCAGTTTTTATGTAAATACCGAAGCACCAAGTGGGATATATTATTACAGTATAACCCAAGCCCACGGTTTTTTGACATTCTCATTACCAAAACATTAAAATTAACCACTGGCACCTTCAAGTATAAAAGAACACATGCATTTTGTAAAAAACTTGTCTCCGAAAGACTGAATCTCTGGCATTGATCCCCACCATATCTGCTTAATATTAAACATCCCGCAAATATAAAATATTTTCATCAATAAAAGCCCAGGACTAACTCCATCCACACTCACCATATACCTATTTGGATATTTCCCTGTAATCACTGTTCCCCAGTTATTATTATGGGTTCTAGTCAAATACCTTCCTGGTGATTTTAGAACTCCAACTTCTCCATGTGCCAAATAACGCTGATATATTGTCGGTGGAAAAATAGAATACACATCGTTCGTGTATCTATAAGTCATCATACGGTTCATATAAGATGTGGTTTCATTCGATAAACTAATCATATTTTCTTCACTAATTTCAGAAATATTTTGCGTTTCTCTTCGTATTCTTTGGCTAAATCATAACCCTCTGCTCTAAAAGTCCTGTGATAAAGATGCTCTACGCCTGTACCTTCAGTAATTCCCATCTTAAATCCTGCTTTTTTTGCGGTTAGACAGAAAGTCACATCCTCCCAGAACCCTTTACCATATGATTCGTCTATAAAACCTATCCTGTCAAATACTTCTCTTTTAATCAAACAACACCAGAATGGCAGAAAAGTAAAAGAGTCCGTAGTTTTAGTTGCTTCTCCGGGTTGATATTCCCAAGTTTTCTCGCACATTCTTCCGCCTTTAGGAGCGGTTAAGTCTAAATTGCGTTTTTTCATGTTGTCGAGCATTATTTGTAGAAAGTTGGGATTGTGAAGTCGAATGTCGTTATTGAGTAAAAGTATGTGGGTTCCTGTTGATGCTTTGATGCCTTTATTTACAGTTTTGGCGAATCCTAAGTTTGTATCGTTGGTGAGAAGTTTAACTTGTGGAAATAGTTTAGGAAGTGCTTTTGATATTGGTTCGCGTTTAGAGCCATCATCTATTACTATTGTTTCTGTTGGTATAGGGGTTTTGAGGAGATCGTTAAGACAAGCGATCGTCATTTTGAGTTGGTTATAAACGGGAATAACTATAGAGACTGTTGATTTGTTCATTTATTATCCTATTTTGGCCAGTAATTGTAAGTGTCCGGAATATAATGGTTTATTTTTTTATTGCACACGTCTATCATCATTTGTGCAGCGTTTTCCCACGAAAACTTATTCACGATGCGTTCTATTTCTGGCTTAAACTTTTGAACTAATGAGTCGTGTTCTTTATAGGCTTTTCTCATTAACTCCACAGTGTACCTCAAATCCGGCTGTCCTATTACGGCTTTCGGATCATATCCCCAATATTGCTCCTGCCCGGTCGCATGGCGTAATTTAGTGTTAATAAGAAGGGCATTATTCTCATTCATAAAATCAAGATGACCAGAATATCGCGGAACAATATTTACAATGCCTTTGCCATCAACGCCGCCACAAGATTGCGACTCTAGCCCAGGGAGGAAAAACCCTTCCCCGCCAGTAGTACTAACGTGGCAACTACACGAATTATACACACTGGCGGGATTTTTCACTCGCCCGCCCAGTATTTCAATTTCAGGCATTTTTTTACCATATTTTTTAATCAGCGGTTTAAACAAATCACCCAAACATAACTCATATAACTGTCTGCCGTTCGGATTGTCTTTCCCAATAATCCCATCCGAGTGTTTATATACCTTCGTTTTCAGTACAAGACATACATTATCATCAGCAGTAAACGCTTGACAATATGCATCTAGCAACACATCCAGATTTTTTCGATAATGAGGCGCCGCAACGCAAAGAAACTTATAAGCCTTCTTGGTTCTCAATTTAATCGGAGGCACATCTTTATTGAATTTTCTTTGATTCACACCATGAGGTATAACAAATATCTTCTCCAGCGGCACCCCATTACGATAAAAAACCTCGGCACAAAAATTAGAACTGGGAAAGTGATAGTCGATAGTGTCATACAAACTCTTCCACGCTGGGGGCATTATAGTTGTCTCGTAGTTATACACACACGCCCGATTTTTTGAGTTTTGAAGAAATCTTTTTGAATAATTTGGAGCCACCGTATAACAGTAGTCCAGAAATACCGATTTCTTTCCCGGCCCAAATTGTTCAAGAGCAGCGATAGATTTGTTTCGTTTGTTGGGTGTATCAAAATAAGATTCGTCCATTCCGTTTGTAGAAAGGACCATCGAATTACACCCAAGATTGTCAAAAGCGTTTGTCAACTCGTATATTACAAACGCCCATGAAAGATCGGGTTTAAGCCAACTGAAACTTCTAATATCTAATTTTTCATCCACCCTTAGAATCCTTGAAATCTCTTATTATTTCCCGCACTAAATGAGAAATAGTAAGTCCGTTGTCATCACAATACTTTTTCAACCAATCGTACAGGTCATAGTGTTGTTTCTTAAAGTTCACGATAAGAATTTTATAATCATACTTCTTTCTAGCCATTTTAGACCTCCTTGTTTATATTATACAGTTTATTATGGGTTTCCGCTTATTTTTTTGGTGGTATTTTCCAATTTTCGTTATTAATAATACGACCAATGTGTGGTTTTGATACGTGATATTCTTTAGACAAATCATCATAAGAAAATTTGCCGAATGAATACTTGCTTCTTATTTCTCTCACAATATCCCATGTTAATTTAGCATGTGGGTTATCTTCTCCGCTTATTTTCTTCATTTTTTCGTTTTCTTTTCCAATCTTTTTTGCCACATCGCCGTTTATACTACATAACGGATCTTCCCATGCTTTATTATTTATTACACGCAAAACAGTAGATGGGCTTACATTATATTGGTTGGCGAGTTTAGCAGATGTTAAACCACCCGATAAATATTTTTCTCTAATTTCCCTAGTTTGACCCCAAGTTAATTTAGCAAGTGGGCTGTTTTCACCGCTCATTTCTTTTTTTCTGTTCTTTTTCCCTATCTCTTTTATAACATTACTATCCGCTTTGTATAATGGATCAATCCAAAATTTATTATTTACGATGCGACTTATAACATCTTTGCTTACCTCATATTTAGTTGCCAATTTGCTTAATGAAAAATTGCCCGATAAATATTTACTCCTAATCTTTTCGACCCTATCCCAACTTAATCTAGCGCCATAGTTGTTTCCTCCCTTGCCGCTAAGATTTCTTCTTTTAATTTCTCGAATCTTATCAAAATCGACATTATAATCATCATTCTTCCACGATTTGTTTTCAATGATGCCCAAAATAGTATTTGGTGCCACCCCATATTCTTTGCCTAATTTAACAGATGTGAACTTGCCCGATAAGTATTTGTCTCTAATTTCTTTTACTTTTTCCCAATTCAGTTTAGATTTGGGATTCTTTTCTCCGAAATATTTAACTCGTTTGTTCCTCTCAGATAAATCAGGTCGTTTTGTTCCCATTTTGGACTCAGATAATTTTCTTCTAGATTCTTCGTATCTCATTGGACAGTCTTCTCCACCCTTAGTAGAATTATAACCATTATGAAAAGTGTCATGTTTGGCGACAGACCACTCCTCTTTGGTTGCAAGATATTTTTGGGGAATGTCGTCAAGTAGTATCTTCCACTTCCAATCGCCCTCTTGATATTTTCGGAGAGCATTAGCAAACTTAAAAGTATGTTTGAAAGAGCCATCTTTTTTTATTATATTCGAGTCATAAAAATGTTCCCGAATTCTTTTTTTCAACGCCCTTATGGTTTGCCCAATATAAGATTTTCCGCTTATTTTGTTTGTTGCCATGTAAATTATTCCAGTTTTTTCCATTTTTGTCTCCTCTATACTATATCCGGATTATTGATAGATTGACGCAAAAAAGCCTCTGTTTTTTTGACTTTTTTTCAACAGAGGCTTTTAATCCTAACCTATTATTTTAATTGTGCTTTTTTACAGCGGAATCAGCAATTCGTCAACATCAGTGGCAGAAATATCAACTTCGGCGTTTCTAAATCCTGCTTTTTTGAGGGATACGGAAAGCACTATTCTCGTTTTCTGTTCGGCGCTCGTAACTACATTCTGCACACTTGTTGCATTAATACGCAATATCCCCGATGACGAAGTATATAAAACGGCGATATTCTCGACTTGATCAGAATATCCATCCGATTTATATAAACTTTGTATCGCAGCGTCTATACGAATCTGCTCGTCTGTAAGAGCACTCGAACTAACCAACGTACCATCTGAAAAATACATAATGTTTTTTATGTAGTTGTTGAAAATATCAATTTCTCCAATCGTATCACCTTCAGGCAAAGTAATCGTAATATTCGTTGTCTCTAAATCTATCTTCTTCGGATTGCTATCTTCGTCCAATAAATCACCTGTCAAAATTAGATCATCCGGAACGAGCGCAATGTTCTTTCCTCCGCTTTTTGTTGTTCCTGTAATATCGGTAGTGGCAATCTCAGTAAGTGTTTTCGGTACAAATCGTCTCAAATCCGTTACCGCGATATTACTTTCGGACCACAGCGGAATGAAATCTATCCGGAAAGGTATATCTGAAAACGGAACTGTGTTGAACGCAGTATCACCACCCTCTATATCTGGGCTTGTTGTAAGTGGATTGATGACGCTTTCCACTGTCAGCATTACTCGCGTAAATGTAGTTCCCGCAGCAAACGCCGTCCCTAAAGAAATGTGTTGTTGTATCGCTGCCGCTGATGCTGTTGTTACAAGCCCAACATCCAATACGTCTGCTCTGATGATTTCAACCATTGTTACGTTGCCAGCTAGTAGGCCGGCCAGTTGATTATCAGAACCCAAAGAACCGGTGGCCAGATCTTCAGAATATCCATCTCCGGCAACAATATCTCCGATTTCCAAACATCGAGTTACGTCGTCGGCATCGATTTCTCCAGAGCGGTTTATATCGCCGTATGAGTCTGCTTTAGGTCAGGCTCATCGGTATTAGGCACCAAAATAGACCCAACTAAATTATTTACTGTAATGTCAGAAGAAGGAGCAATAAACGTAAAAGTATTCGTTCCCGCAAGCCCCGGAAATAAAGTATATCCAGTTATAGTTTCATTACTTACCGGATTTGTGTCTTGAACCGCAGCGAGAACTATGGGTTTATTGCCAGCAGAAATCAAGGTAGTTAAAGTAGACTCCGCCACCACTGCAATTTCTGGAGCATCATTAATTCTCGAAAATACCAAGTTTCCAGTAGAGGGGTGACTAACCGTATCGGTAAATTCGTTAGACTTCTGAACTATGATATAATTGTAATCATTATCCGAAACGTTAATAAAACTATGATGTCCCTCAACATATGGCTCGTTAAGGCCGGTGCTTGTATTTTCTTTAACTTTGGGTGAGGTAATGGCAACTCCCGTGTCTATTGCTGTGCCGTCAACAATTCTAACGGCATCTGTGTGAATCTGAAACCACAAATCATTTTCCGGAATATCAGTCCATTTATTTTGTGAGAATACGGTCATCATCATTTCATCAGTTTCAGTTGGGTCCGCAGTAGTATTCGCCGCCTCTTGTAGTATTATATTTCCAGTTCTAACATTTCCTGATCGTCTAATGGTTAAAACATAATAAGAACTCGGAATAATACTTGGCGATAGATTTGGGTTTGCCAATAAAGATTGAGTGAATACAAAATCAACCTCTTGTGCCGTGTCTGTAAGTACCACACCAAGATCTTCTAACTCTGCTTTACTGAATGATACTTCCGCTATTGAGGATGGCTCTGGGTCGAATTCAATTTGAGAGTTTGGTATTATATCGGTAGGACAGGATGTAGTAGTCTGTAACGCTCTTATTCCAACAACTATATCTCCAGACCAATCATACTTTACGGACTCTGGTACTAATGTTCTTTCCTCTACGGCAAGCAATATAGTTATTTTTTGTATATTATTGGTTGTCGCTTTAAACTTCTGCCCTATAATTACACCCGTTTGTTCTGATTCAAGCTTTCGTGTGTCAGTGGATGTCATGTTTATTTCCAGATCGTCTTTGTCCTTTCCTCCCTCTGCCGCAATTTCATCCAGCAAAATATCCAAAGTTTTAAATAGGGTAGCCGGCTTGAAATCTACATAGTCTTGGTTGGGTTCTCGTGCCTGTTGAACCATTATAGAATCATAAGCAACGGCCATAGGTAATGCTTCCAAGATCTTAAGCCTGCCTCCGTTATTTCTACTTGCCACTCCGTCCACAAGAGTATTTTGATTTCCTCTAAAATCTTGAGTCATAATAGCAACAACAGTAGTAAAATAATTTTGAGTGATATGACTGGAATTTGAATCAAATATCATTACCTCTTCTTTAAACTCCCCATCAAAAATTGTACCGAATAAATAAACTTTGAGAAGGGGCGTCCCATCTAAAGAAGATCCGCTTATTTCTATTTCCATCTGATTTCCTTGAGTCGAATCCGATGGCTGTAAAAACACAGTGCTGCCGAATGAATCAGTTTCATACAAGGGCTCTCCATCAAAGTTTTGCGTACTTATTAATGTTTGAACAGATGCAGGAGCCGAATCAGTGTCAAATAAAACTCTTTGCGTGGAATATTCTTTCTCTACGCCGCTGCCAGAAATAAAATCCACATTGCCGGCTAAAGTACCGTGCCAAGCATTTTGCTCCAAATCCATCTCTTCCTCGAATATTTCTTGGCCGTCGAAGAAATTATTTCGTGAATAAATCATATGACTCATTTTTTTATCTCCTATGTCGCTTTTTACTTGTTTTTTTAAGAAATGGCGTTATATTATACCATGTATGACAAGACAAGAAAAGTTATATATAATACGTTTAAATGAACTCTACAATTGCTTCACTATTAGCAGGTTTTAATGTATTTATTAAATCAACCAACAATTGTCTAAGCACGGCATCATCTCCTATCTTACCAAAACTATCCACTACTTCAATCTTAAACCTAAATAAGCCCCGATTTGAGTTCATCAAAGTCACTAAATCATCAATTATTTGTATTTCTTTGTCGAAGTTCACCAACAGCGTAGTTATTAAATCGCTTACTACTGGATTGGCTAAACTGTCATTACTATTATAGTTTGTGTCCAGCACATCATAACCAACTGTTTTAATGGATGAAAGTCGTTGTTCGTCTGAGAATCTTATATTGTCTATCCGTGCCATAGCATTATTTACACCATAAAAATCTGTCCCTATGTGTATTTTTGAGAAAGTGTCCAGTAGGTTTATATCACTAACAACGAACCTATTAACTCCCGGTCTTATTTCTGCCTGCCCATATATTACGCCGGTTCCATATAATAAACCAGTTCCATACTTAATAGTTCCTCGTTCCGTTCCATCTACAAAAAGTCGTATGCGATCATTATTATCTGAATTATTAGTTTTCCACATTACCATTACTCGATGCCATGTGTTTCTGTCCCAATCAACCTGCATGGTTATCATATGTTCTACTTCTTCTGCTTTCAAAAAGAAGTTAATGGCTCCCTCTTTGCTTTTGAATATAGACACTCTATCACCACTTACGCCCAACGGAACATATCTAACCTTGACGTTTGTATTTTGGGACGGAAGTGGCGTTCCTAGGGTTATTGTTTTTCCATCCACATTAGAAACACTTCCTCCAACGAAATAATCTATTCCTATGTTTTTTATATCCGACAGTAAATAAATACTAATTACTTCTTTAATTCTTCTAGATGTTATAAGATTAAGTTTTGTGTAGGACCCAACCTCTTCTTCGACTGATGAGGAAATATCGATATAATAGCGAAGAGTCGGATCTTCTTGAGGTTCTATCAATGGACTTACCCAAAACTCAATGGTTCCTTCGTTGTTGTTAAATATATTGGTTGCATTGCCTATTTCGTATTTTTTATCTTCTGAAACTCTAATGGCATTCCCAAATAAACTATTTACACTCTCCGCCACCTCAAATCCAGAATCAAAAGAATCTACATAGTCGGCAGAATCAGCCACAGAATCATTAAAATGCATCAATAATGTAGTATTATTGTCCTTAACAAAAGATGCAATCTTATTGTAATCTGATGTAATATTTTTGCCATCGGACGAAGTGTCTCCAGTTCTTAAATCACCATACATAACATTTAATATACGTAATTCATCCATAGTGCCATCGAACTCATTATTTTCCTCAAAATCACTGCCAAAAAATAATGTATCGGGAATCGTGTCTATATTTATCTTAAGAAATGTAGGATAGTCTATTTCATAAGAACAAGAGGTTAGATCGAAATCTAAACCACCAGAACCAAAAATTTCAAGTGAGAATATTCCATTTTCATAATTGGCAATTGAGGCAAAATCACCATTATTTTCCGATTCATTTATTGGCTTGAACTCCCTAATTTCTAATGTTCCGGCATGTTCCGATGAATCTATTGGAATTACATATATTTGAACAGATTCGATGTTTAACCAATATTCGGATGTGGTAACTGTTCCGTTTTCAGTAAAATATAAAGTCTCTTCCAGATCTCCATTATATGTTTCTCCGGTTAAAATTGCCCTATTTCCTTTATTTACTCCGTAGTTAATATTGTCGCCGGATAAAGTAAGAGACACCCGACGGCCCTTAGTTTGGTTGCTAGGCTGACACACATATCCATCTCCATACACATATCCATCTCTAAATTGTGAATCATACCCATCACCACCATAAGATGCGAATAATGAGCCATTTTCCAATAGAGTAAATTCATCATTATATTGACTTACCAACCTTTTAGATAATAATATAGCAGTTATATCTACATCGCCCAATGTAGCGGGATAAGGAGAGTTTGTCCTTATTTGACTTTCATTATTTTCATATACAAATATTTGATCTTTACATCTTCTAAATACAAGACCAAAAGTTTTAATAGTAATCGCATCACCAACATCCACGCCATCCATTACTGTTAATATATGAGCATCGTATGTTCCACGAGACACTGAATAATCTGGTTCCGAAGCATTAAGACCTTGAAGTTCCGTTTCGCTTCCATCTGCGTCAGTCGTATATATTCCAAACTTTTGCAAGTTTAAAGCAGTAGCAACCTCTTGTGCGATTGGATTAACACTAAAATCTATATTTCCCAATGAAAGAGTAAGAGCACGATTCAAACTTAGTGTATTTGATCCTACACCAACAATAGTATAGATTCCACCTAAAGAATCTTCTGTGCCATCCGCGTTTTCTTCTAATACATATAGGTTGTCGCCGACCAAAACACCGCGTGACTCAAAATCTATATCTACGGACCTAAATAAAGTAGAGCCTGCTTCTGAAACGCCATCATATCCCCCAACTGTAGGTCGGGTGGCAATAGACACAACTATCTCTTCTCCGACATCACCAAAATCATATTGGCTTGATGCACTGGGATTTCCGCCATATTTAAACAGATTTGGGGATTCTTGTCCGTCAATAAAAAGATGCATTTCGTCATTTTCATTATATGAATTAAGTTTCCAAGAAACAGCAACATGATGTAAGCTTCCCGCGCTCCAACCACCCACATACTCGGATATGTTGCATATTCTAGCATCATTACCTAACTCTTTGCTATTGTCTATTATTCTAAAGTTCAAATAACCTACACCATCTTTGAATATTGAAAATCGATTTGCATCAGAAGCACCAGCCATATCTAAAACATAATGAATGTCGCCGGATGAAAATAATAAACCATCACTTGAATAATCCCCAGAGGGTTCGTATCCATCTATTTCGGCGGAAAAATCTATTATTTTAATAGAACTGGTTATTAAATCAGTAATCTCATTTAAATCATAACCGTCGCTCGTTGGTTTTTCTATATTAAATAATTCCCCGCTAGTGGTAATAGTTCCGACAAAATCGTGCGTTGAATCGTTAGTCTCTCTCCATCTTAAATTCCACTGGTTGGCAAACTCATCATACCATATAAAATATCCCACACTAGAGTCTATATTTTTCGGCTGTCCTATAACAGAGGTGCTTGATGCTAACAAATCAAATGGAATCTCGTCAGGATTTTGAGCATCAAAACCTATAAACACATTATCCGCCGTCCTATAACCATCTTTGTATAAATCAAAGGTTATTGTGGCATCATTATCTAGTCCCTTCCACGATGGTCTAACCCAAGTTTCCAAAGTCCCCTCTTCTAATCTCAAATGCGATAATGCGGAGATTTGTATATTTTGCCCTGTTTCAATTTTAACACCATTTCCGAATTTTCCAACATCAAATTTGGCTGATGTTTCTGATTTCGCAACATTTAGATTTAGGTAATCTCTTCCTAGCACCCAATTACTAAAAGCATATTCGGTTATAGTGGGGGTAACATTTGTAAAAGATTCTACTAATTTTTCCATAGAGGGTATGGTTGGGCCCTTTACGAACGATTGTAAAGTTCCACCAACGACAGAGCGATAAACTTCTCGGTCAAAATCATATGGGAAGTTTGTTAAAACCGGTATTTGTGTTAAAGAGCCAAAGTTTAATAAAAGTGGCTCTCTCAGTGCTCCATATTTATATGTCACAAAATATTCATCATCCTCGCTTAAACTATTACTGATACTCCAATCTATTGAGTTTTTTCCATATTCATAAGATACTAACATTTCGTCTTTGAGATATTGATAATCAACAAAAATATTACCAGAGTTATAATTTACTATTATTGCCTCTCCAACTGAAAGTGGGTTAGTGGCACCCAAAGTTATTATATTCCCACTAAACGAATCACGACTTACATCATAATATCCATCCAGCGAAGAAAATGGAACTGTTCCAAGTTGATTAACCAGATAGATATTACTAACAGATATAATATCATTTTCTAGTGTAATGGTTTTGTCGGCTTCAGTAGATAAATCCAATATAACCCAGACCCTATCGGCCCCAGTATGTGTTATACTCTCATCTACAGTAACTTGATGGCTATTTATTATTGTTGATATCTCCACCTGCTGAACTGGAGTATTTGTTGATGCTCCTATAATAAGTGCTCTGCCAACATCATCTGCAGTAAAAGTCGCACTATTGGAGGTAAATAAATTACTACCATTGGTCGTAACACCATCTTCGCCACTTTGATATGTTCCTATTAGAATTGCCCTAGACGCATTGTTGTTAATAAATCTTTCCCCGACAGACTCCAATCCCGATATTGATATTGTTTCATCGGCAATTTCAACAGGAGTGTAGGTGCTTATGTTACTTGATAATGAACTTCCACTTCGATATATATTGTTTGCTTTCAATATATGATCATTTTTAGTCTGTATTCTTGAGTGCTTATATGATATTTGGCCCAAATCACTATCTTGGCTGTCTTCTACGGCAACATAAACTATTCCATTGGTATAATCTATGGAATAATCGCCTATAGAAATTAGCCTGTCTATATTGGTTGTAACGCTACTAAACAAACAGTCTTCATAGAACCTTTCTTCTTTGAAAATATCAACGTCGGAAAATGATACCGACGAATCAAAATTTGCCCCTATAAATCTTTGTTTGCTATCACCGACGCCCGTATTTTCCAATTCTATTTTCAGTACGTATAGATTATAAACATTGGTAAGCTCATCCGAAACAAATAACGTTTCCTGATCTGATAATACAAAAGATGCCTTTTCTCGTGTAACCTCTAGTTGCTCTGGTGCTTTTCTACCGGAGAAACTAATTGTAGTGTCATTAAACCTAGTTATGGGGTAAATTTCGCCAGTAGTTTCGTTAAATACTCTAAACACATCAGTTATGGGAAAATAGTCGGTCTGAATGGCAAACTCTGAGGTGAGTTTGTTATTAACTCGTTCGTTAAGAGACTCGACGTGCGAAAGGAATCTAAAATCTTCATTTTCGGTAAATGAATCTTCATATTTAAACGCCACCTTTGCTTCCATTTCAGATATATTTCGTGTAGAGTTTAGAGTTAAATCATTTGTATCGCCGTCAAAAGTAAAATCTAAATCGCTTACAAATTTGTTTTGATAATAATATGTTGCTAGTGGGGGATTGTCACCGGTGCCTTGATTGTCTGCATCTTCTCCGAAAACCAAAACTTGTCCGGTTGGATAATTAACACTAAATTGTCCGGGGCTTTTGGGGGTTTTTCCAAAATCAAATGGTATTTCGGTCAAAAAAGCAGGATGAGAGGTAGAAAAGGGCGGAGCACCATCATATTCTATTGCATTTAAGAACGACACTCCGCCCGATACAGGGACAGTGTCATTACTTAAAACAACTGGTGCGTTATCTAAGTAAAAACTAGTAATAATAGAGGAGATAGATTTTCGGACAGACTGTTTAATGGTGTATAAATTAATTTGACTTGCGTCTCTTCCTAAGTTTTTATACACATACGACACAAACATACGGTCGTCAAACCGAGGAGTTACAAAATCTTCATCGTCCGAAACGGAACTAGATGAAAGTTGTATCTGTTGGTCCGTAAGATTTACATTAATTAAAGCACGATCCGTATCGTATCTATTGGTTTTTAGCGTATAGCCAAATCTATTTATATCGTATGGAATATAAGAAGCGCCGCGTTTTAATGTAACAGATATTAATTGTACCACCGGTTTATTTGCAACCTTTATAGTTAGTCCGTCAAAATAATTGTCCAAATTTGTATTGTCGGTTACTTCTTCATTAATAACGTCTATAGATTGTAAGCTAACAGGATCATTGCTCATCAATTTCAAAACATTATTGACTATTACATACGAACTAGTGACAAACGAGTTATATCTTTCGCTATTCCATTGAAGAGTTTTGTTTTTCGTTACACCAGTTATAGTAGAGCCTGCTCGTGATAATTCAAAAACACCACCGTTAGAAAACTGATCTGTTGGGCCCGATCCTCGTATCATTTGTTCATCTTCGACTAAAACCGACAGATAATTTGCCGATTTTACAGTAGATATTGCTTCATCAACATCCTGCAATCTATTAGCGGTAGATGCGGTTAAATCTTTTATCAGAGATGGTTGTTCGGTCTCATAAATAATTGATAGAGAGTCCAGCATATCTTCTTGAATAGAGTTTGCTTCTTCCGGCCCAACAATAAACAGTGCATTTCTGTGTCCATCTTCAACTATCTTCTCGCCATCAAGAGATTGAAAGTTTTGACTCGTTGTGCTCGAAAATACTATACGATATTGAACATCGGGAAAAATAGATAAGAAGTTTGCCGTTATTTCATCACCATCTACCGAAACAGATGTAACAGTTGTGTTTGGAACACTATCGATAATAGACGAAACAGTAATATTATTGACACCTACGCCTTCATCTATATCGTCATTAAAAACCACTGTTATTTGTGAAGCAGTTAAAGCAACTACCCTAACTACAGAAAAGGCCATATGAGTTACCCCTATTATCTAGTTTCTTTGGTTATATTTATGATTCCAGCTCTAAGATATTCGTTTTTATTAGCAGATATACTTAATTTATTTCCGCCAGTTGCACTACTAAAATTGATAATTCTAACTCTATCTATCCCACTCACAGTGTATAAATTATTAACTATATCCGATGAGTCTATTGTAGTACCCAAACTATCGGAGTTCAAAAATGCTGTAACGGAATCATTAGCATCTTGCAACACAGTAGTTTCACTATCACTAAACTCGCTAAGTATTACAATATATGCGGTTAGATCTACATCCTTAGGAATTGCTGATTTAACCAACACATCGCTTGTTATTGGCCTGGCGTCTTCAATGGCTAATGTCGAGAGTTCGATCAATTTATTGGCATTAAAAGTTACTGTAATTCTTTCATCCTCTATGGGTGCTGTATAGCTGTAGTTCGTCAAATAAGTAGTATTGCTTATTGGCTGATTAAAATTACTTATCGCCACTTCGCCAGATAAACTACCGGAAGAGTTTAGAAACCCAGAAGACACATATATTTTAGAAATATATGAAAATATTTTATTACTTATTTGGGTTCCGCTTCTTGAAAAGAAAATCTGTTCGGAATCGTCAGTATCTACATAATAAAATGTAATCCTTAATACATCGCCTGTAGTTAATAATTCACTAGTATTATCTTCGGTTCTTGGCAACGAGACAACTAGACGACCCAAAGAAGTGTCTTCAATAGAAACCGCCAAATCATAGGAATCATCTCGAATGCGATAATTCACTATATCGAATATATTATCTGTTGATGTTACAATATTTGAACTATTTACATTGACCCTCTCAACTTTTTGAACACGTGCCATTTTAACAGACGATGGTATAGTGGATACATCCAAATCAGATTTTATAGAGGCGCTTAAATCTATATCATATCCATTACCAGAAATAACCGTTACCAACGCATCCGTTACTTTATTGAATGATGTGCCAGTTAAGACTATATTTCCGCTCGAAGCAATAGATGATAATGTTATGTTTATGTTGGACGCTGCCTGCCTTAAGTTTTGTAAGTCTATATTTGATGTCGGTTGATATCCCGCAATAACGCCAGACACTAAAAAATTATTTCCACTATCAAAAATCGGGAGATCGGATAAATCGGTAGATGAAACAAGGCTTTGCACATCAGCAACATATGTCGCTAGAACATATCCATCATAACTTGTATCTTCTGGAAGAGTAATGACATTATCAGAAAATGATCCAGACCCATAGGCATCTGATATATATATGTCAGTAGCGTTAAATCTGACTAAGACTAAATCATCATCAACGGCCAATGTATCTGTCGGAAGTATGGCCGAAGTAGTTCCAGATAGAGTTCCATTGTATAAATCCGTATTAAAAATCTCTACCCCGTCGGATATGCGCGTTATGTCTATTATATTGCTTATTACTTTACTAAGTGTTATAGTGCCACTAGAAACGATGGTATTTTCAGTATCGAATGAGCTTATTTTAACAACTCTAGAGATTGGATCTGTTACCTCTATAGTAAAAACACCCAAAGCGCTAGCCACAGAAGACAGTTCCTCTTTAACAAAGTTTCCAAAACTCCAATCCACTGAGTCTTGCACACTCCTAAACTTATTTCTGTTTTTAAGATCATCGAAATCCAAAACATTATCAAACTCTTTAACCCAAGTATAATCGGCTTGAAGTGTGTCATTAGCAATTGGCAAAGTACTTCCGGATATTAAAATACGACCAGTTGTGTTATCAGATCCAACAGCACCATCTGGGTTTTGATTGGTTATCGTATATCTTTCTCCGGTAGTAATATTAACAACACGACTAACACTTTTAATGGGAGAATGTTTTAATATTAACGAACTTCTGTTTGACGTACTTGTTGTTGGATTTTCATTAGTCACTAAAACATTTTTATTTGCTGACTGTATTTTAGTAACATTGGAAAATGATAACTCATCGCTACCATTAAAAACTCCCTTAGTAACGTCCTCATTATCCAAATCTATCTCATCCGATATCCAAACTAATTTGTCAAATCCAAATGGACTGCCTGATAGATTTCCCGTATCTTTTATTAGTTTGTAATTTCCCTTAATTTCACCAACCGAATTGGTATATTCGGATATAAAATTACTGCCGGATATGCTTCCAGAAACTGTCACTATTTCACTTATGGGTTGTTGGGGTAAAACACCACTAGCAATAAGATTAACCCGCCTTTGGGAGGAATCAAGCGTAGTATCTGCACCTTGCTGTCCTAATATAACATCATTAGATGAATCTGTTGGTTCATTAAGACCACTCTGATCATTATAGATAAAAGAATCAATGGCACTTTCTTTACTTTCACCCAAAATATAAATATCGACTTTTCCACCATTACCGGCTTCAGATATTATCAAATCACCTGCCGAATTTGTAGTTGTTTGCGTACCATCTCTAATCAATAACGGATCGCCCGGAACTATTACAACTACGTCTTTCACGTTTGTATTTGAAATTATTACGCTCTCATACCCTAAAGCTGTGCCAGTATTGCTTCCGGCAAAAACACTAAGCACTCTTGCTCTAAATTCTGAATCGCTTTCGAGTCCAGTTCCACCAGAAAAGGCTTGAAGATTGGTTATATTTGATATTCCGGGAACGTTTTGTGATATAAGCGAGAATCGTCCAATGTTTCCACTTATACCAGAAACTAAAGCTTCGCAATTAACTTCTATTGCAAAAATATCTGTTATACCGGCTAAATCTAAATCTCCTCTAAGTCTAACCGCTGTGGCCCTATAAACATTAGAACTAGATGAACTTATAATAGAATTGGTTGTGGTTTTGAAAGTTACACCATTTCGTGCTGTAACCACCGTGCCGGACGAAATAGGAATATCTAAATCTAAATTATTAGTAGTAAAAACAGATATTCCACGTGCGGGACTACCTTGTAACTTCTGTAAGCCATAGTTTGATCCTAGTCTAACCAAATCGGAGCCACTAGTAGAAAATAATGATTGCAATGACGATATGTTTCTCAACTGATCATACAAATCCGATATTTGAACAGATGGGGCATCGATAAAAACATCTCGGGCCACTGTTCCTGGTTTTGTATCTAGCTCATTTTGAATTAATCTAAGGTACTCAATATAAGATAATATAATATCGTTTAATGTGCGAAAAGTTGTCATTGTATCCTCACAAATTATTGACAGAAAATGATTCTTCTACTTTCGATAAATCTTTAGAAAAAACAGAAACTATGACATTAACCTGTCTCATGTCATAAATTGATCGCTGAACCAAAACTCCTTCAATAATGCCAATGAGTTCGCTAGTCGATACAGGTTGTCCGCTTGCCTGTGCTATTTGTAACTTTTTAAGCCGATCTAAACTTTGCTCTATAGAACTGCTTATTTCTTCAAACAACATATTATCAGATATCGATTGTCCAATTGTACCATCATTAATTGCCGAACCGTACCAAAGATGTAATTTTGCACTACCTATTGGGGTTAAAATAATTTTTATGATATCTTGTTTAAGTTTATCTACACCAGAAACGGTTCGTATAGATCCGTCAGATTTTATTTTTAAATCGCTATCAATTAATTGAAAATCAAAAGACATTATCCATCTCCCCGTTTCATTTTTTGTGTAACTAAACGAAATAAATCAGACAATGTTGCTTCTAATGCAACAATTGATTCGGAAACTGACGCAACCTCTTTTAGATCTATTTTATTTTTGAGAGCCGATAAGTTATCTTGTGTTTCACTATTTAATAAACCCAAAAGGTATTTTTCTTCTATAATAAAAAGTGCCGTTATGGTTAATAATATATCTATGCCGGAAATGCCACAATAAATACCCAGCACTATATCCATTTTTTGCTGTAGGTTTTTAAGTATTTTTAAGAACTTCTTTTCTTTATCTTGAGTGTCGGATATTTTTTTATTAATATCTTCTGTCGGAATCTCTATCATGTTCAACACAGAAGACGAAAGCAATGCCTCTTTCATGTTTCTAGTTATCTCTTCTCCGCCAGTTATAGTATCATCAAACTCCAATAGAGATATAAGGGCATGATTTCTGTCAATTATTTCCTCTTGTTTGGATTTTAATTTATCTATTGACCCATCTAAACTACTCTTCGATTCTATAGGTTGTTCGGATGGAATATTTGCTATTAAAGATTCAAAACTTTTTCTAGTCTTGGTGCGCGTCTTGTTTATTTCTTGGGTGGTCTTATTTACAAAATCTGGGATTTCCAAAACAGATAACAAAAGGTTAGATACTATTTGAGATGTTATTAAATTGAAATCTATGGATCCAAGAAGTGACGGAATGGTAGATGAAAAATCCTTTTGTACGGCTTTATTTATTTCCGAATCATATACTCCTTTTCCACGAAATCTCAACAAAGTTATCAGCTCTATTAGGGGTCTCTTATATTTAACATCATCTATGAGGTAATCTTTAGCATGAAATGCACCAGCGACTCTATTACTCTGTGGATATATCAATATATTGCCATCTACAAACATTGGGTTTAAAGAACCTCTAATTCTTTTTGCATTTACCTTATCTATTTCTATACCGTCATCGATATTAAACTTATTATAATCCATAAAACTCTTCACTTTGTCTTCTGGGATATCTCGTGTAAATGCAATTTGCCTTGACTGTATTTTATCCTTATTAACTTCCGAAACGCCAGAATCCTCAAACACATTTCCATTATTATGTTTAAACGCAAGGTTACGCTGATTATCTTCATTCACAAAGGCGGGAAGGCCTAGGGCTCGATAAAACGCATTTATCCTAGATTCTGTTTTTTCCACTGCCCCAACCGTATTGTTGGGATTAGAGTTGGTGCCACGAATTTCGTCAATAACTTTAATGGCATTAATACTGAATTTGGTAAAATCAAAAACCATTATTTCCTCGGAGATTTTTCAGTGTTAGCGCCGGTATTAGCTGTAGAACCCGGAGACGGTTTAGATTTTCTTCTTCGCGTAGGAAGCATTGCATCGGCCACAAACCTAACAGACAGAGTTTTAGTAAAATCACCAGTATCTGTTGCCCGTGTAATAAACTTTCCATTTATTTTGGCGGTTATACTCGCAGTGCCTATAGATGGTGATAATATTTCGGCAGTCACTATACCACTGGAATTATCCACTTCTTTATTAACTATCGTACCAAAAGTGCTAAAAATATCAACACCGAGATTAACATCTGATGGGATATTTTTGACCAACAGACTTCCGGTAATATCACGAGGTGTGACCGTTATAATTGCTTTGTCGGCATTGTCTGCCTTGATTTCTATTTTATCTGTTTCAAAATCACTTGCCGAAGTATCGGATGCCTTAGATAATATGCTTCCCATTTTATTTTTCATATCTCCATAAAAAGAATTCAATAAGCCTATCATACTGTTCCTCAAGGAAGCTAAATCTTTTAAAGAGTCTTCGTCATATGGTGGCTCTGGTGGTATCGGTGGTTCTGGTGGCTCTGGTGGTATCGGTGGTTCTGGTGGCTCTGGTGGTATCGGTGGTTCTGGTGGCTCTGGTGGTATCGGTGGTTCTGGTGGAATGGCAATATCACTAAGTTGAGATAATAAACCGTTATATTGTTTAACCATACCATTGTATTCATCTTTTAGAGATGCTATTTCTGGATATCTATCAAATAAATCCGTATCAATATCCGCGAACCGTCTATTTATATTATTTTTTACATCTTGAACATCCGGATGGCACCCTACTCCTATTATTCCATTCATTACCATCATATCATAATCAACTTCTATTTCATAATTAACACTTCCGGTGAATAATCTAGCCAAAGGACTTACTATTTTAAGATTTGTTCCATCAATGTCCAACACAGGAACGGTAATGGTACGTGATGTGCCTCTACGACTAGTGAGTTTTACCTTTACTAATGAATTATCTCTGGTTGATCCTGCTGGACGAGCAAACCTAATTTTTTCATCAGAGCACCCTTCGAGCTGTGCTTCTTTGCTTTCAATATATGTTTCTAGTTCTCGTATTTTGGCGTTGTTAGTTACCAGCTTAAAAACAAACAATGGGGCATAGTCACAAAAATTGCTTGGAACTAAAACTCCAATACCTCTGGGCGCAGCATCTCTTTCGCTTATTATAGAAGGGCATAAATCACACGAAGGACAATCTTCGCCGACTAACGGATCATAAGCGGGGACTAAAGAACCATTATCTAGATCTGCTTTTTTACGTCCCTTTTTACACGGGAATCCTGATGATAACCCAAGTATTGAAAACACTATTTCTAATATAGGCTGAAGAACCCCCAGAATACCAGATTGTTGTATGAGTTCGGCAACTAAATCTATTATCTTTTGTTTTCCCGCCTCAACCGCTGCGTCACTTTTGTCTGCACCAGTTGCATTTATTATAAGTTTAATGTTCGCTATTATAAGCTCTATTGTTGGAATAACCATAGTCATTACATAAAGCACAATGGCTATTATGGCTTTTATTATATTCAGAATAATTATTACACCAGCTAAAGCAGGAAATAAAGAAATAAACGGAGGGATCCATTTTTTGAATAATCTTATTACCGCTCTAATTACAGCAAACGGGTTAAGCAAAGCACATATAATCTCTATTATTCCTCGTATCACACCAAGTATAGGAAGTATTAGAGCGTATGCAGATATAAATGGGGCTAAAGCAGAAAGCATACTATTAATAGACGAAGATATATCCTCGGTGATTCCCGGCTTCGAATTTCCCCGAATTGATGAACCGCCGGGCAATTGAAACTGTATAAGATCTTCTTCGTTAAATGCATTTCCATCTGCCGGCTGATAGTTAGAGTCATAAGGCGGAGTAAAATTTGGACCAGCAGAATCCAAAATGCCCTGTAAAATACTAATAACCACAGGATCTTGCATAAAATGAATATCAAAAGCCATTAAACACCCCTTCCTCTTCTTCTAATTTTTGATTCCGTTGCCTCTACCGTTCGTGTATCTATATTTCCACTTCCATAGTTGTGTATTCGTTTGGCGTGTAACAGCATATTTCCACCACAATCAAATACCATATCGCCGGTTGATTTAAAATACATTCCCTGCTGTATATCAAAAGTAAGTCCGTCCTCATCTATTATTATTTTTTGAGGCGTTCCATTTGGCCGATTTAGATGTATTTCTATTCTTCCCGGTCTATCTTCTACATCAGACTCTTCTTTGAATCTCGTATCACTACTTAATCCCGCACCACCAACTTGAATAATAATATCCCCGTCCGCTTGTTGAACAATACTTCTTCCGTTTTTATCTCTGCCAAAATGTGCGACCATTCCACCTGCTGTATCTAAAACTATTGACTTTCTATCTACTGTATCTGCCCCAACTGACATCTCAAAACTACCATCCAAATTGGCATGAAGACTTTTGCCGCCCGCATTTGGCAGATCATCTAATATTTCATTACGTCCGGCAATTTTATTAGTTATATGCTCTGATATTGGCGATGTGTTTGTTCCACTATTCTTAAACTTTCCATTTGATAATATTGAATTTGCTACATTCATAATATCATGAAATGCTGTACCAGTAGTAGTCACAGATTGTTCTAGTTTTGAAGAACCGCCTATTTCTTTTGGCAGATAATTTTCATTTTTTATTTTTTGGCCGGAAAAAGATGTTGTGTCGTCAATGTCTTTTGCCCCAAATTGTTTAAGCCGTATATCTCTTCGGTTTCCATCTTTAAACGAGCCATTTTCGAGATTTTTTGGATCTGAATCACGAGAAGTAAAATATCTACCCAACACCGGAATATTTCCAGTTTCAGATGAGGCCGGAATATTGAGTTTAGTTAGACCTTCTCCGTCAACATCTACGCTCCAAGTGCTAAAACTCCGAGCATTGTTTTTTATTTTATCATTTTCGGCCGGCTCTGAATCTATTATGGGCTTTCGGCTGTTTATCTCGTAGTGTAATTTTACTGATCGTCGATGGTAATCATATACCTTGCCCAAGCCTTCTTTGTCCGCACCAGTTGATTGTATAGATGTTATTTCCGGCACTTGAATAATACTTCTGTTAATATCTAGAACATTGCCATAAATATCAACCACCGTTCCTTCTACTTTCTCTATCAAATGATTGTAATTTCTACTATTTAAGTTTAATATATCACTTCGCCTGTTTTTCCTCAACGATGCATCAACCTGTAAAGCACCAATATCAGACTCAACTTCGGGAATATCAGTGTCTTTTAATGTTCTCACTTCATCATCAAAAGATTGAACATTAAAACTGTTGGCATATTCATAAACCAAACTTCTTTTTTCAACTAAAGCGGGATTACGTAAAGTTCGAAGCACAAGAGTTGTGGTCCTATTTTGTACTTCGCTCGATGGAAAACGTCCAATGTCAGACAATATAAAATCATAGTCCTCACTGTCTAGGAAATTGGTAGTATCGGCATACGATTTATCTTCTTCCTCTCGCATATCTCTTCGTATTATACCGTCTATACTTCTTCCAGCCTCTGTAAAAGAATAATGTTGGTTTATCCTATGAAATAAAACACCGGTGGCATTAGAGAGTTCAATGTCTGAAGATGCAGACCCTAATCCAGCGTCCAATCTAATATTTCCATTCTTACGCATATCCAAATATTGTGCTTGGTTTCCCTTTATTGCTATTTCCCCCTCCAGCAACTCAGGATATGTCGTTTCGTCATAACCTATGTTTGATGCACCATCCAAATCAAAATAGAAGTTGTGATCTGGTATTACAGCAACACAATACCACTTTTCGCTCGGCCCACTGGATACTAATATTATTGTATCTCTTTCTATACCGACAAATATTCCACCACCACGTCCAGCATATGGGTGTGGAATTGGAGATCTAAAAGTTTGGTCGTCCAGCTGATCGATAAATTGAAAATCTATGTAGGTATTATCTACACTTTTAACAATTGCAAGTCGAACTGAATAATTAATAGGTATATTGGGCATGTAATTATACTTGTATTGTTTCTGGGAAAATTATTATTATCTCTACGGCGCTTATATCTGTATCACTTTGACTAACATTTCGCGTTTCTTCCCGTGCTGTTCTGCCAAATGCTTTATTGTCATCTGTCATATTAACTAAATTAATTGGATCATTGTCGGAATCAAACTTACGTATTATATTTTTTTCGATAGGTGAATAAAACTCTCGGCTAAGTGTAATTTCCTCTCCTGAAGTAGATCCAAATCCAGAGATGGGATTTTCAAGCCACTCTTGAACGGCAGCCATTCTACTCTTTACTTTTTGTTTTTCCGTTTCGTCTTCGGATGAAACATAGCCACGGATTTCTACGGCGATATCTTTTCCGATCTGAGCATTTATTTTAAGCAAACATCTTTTAAGCTCATTAAGATTTTCGACTCCCAGATCGCCTGACAACATTTCGGTTCTTAATTCTCCAGTCGTCAAAACATTTGGATTATTAAACAATATTACCCCAGATAATCTACCTATATCCGACCCTGCTGTTTTTCTGAACATAAAAGTGGTATTAAACTTTCTTTGATTCTTAATAAAGTTTTTACCAATAACATCGAGGGGTGTAGGTATAAACTCCCCCAATGGATGTCCGTATCTTAAATCTAATTGCGTAGTGTAAGTGCCAGAGCTATAGGAAAATGAATGTCTGACGGCATACACATAATAAAGCATATCACGAGAGTTAATATAAACAACGTCCCCCAATTGATAATACTCATTTCCCACGAGTGTCAGATTGGCCCTAACTGTATCTCTGCGTTTTCTCGATAATAGCATTAAGGCATAAGGAGCACATTGGTTTTCAGCATCCTTAAAAAATGGTTTAACTGCTGTATCCCCAGATCTCCACCCATATTGTTTCCATAAATCAAAATCAGTAGCACCAGCCCATATTAAAGGTATGCCACCAACTTCTCCGGGTTTACCGCCCAACAAATCTTCTTGTCCGGTAACATCGACTCTGCAATATACATTGGAATCGCTCTCCTTAAAATCATAACTGATTATTTGATCATCGTATATTATAAATCTTTTGGCCGATCCCGGTCCGATAAAATCATTATAATCGTCTTCTATAAGGTCCCCAAATGGTTCTAATAGTGTTGCCATTTCACCAGTATTAAGAGCTTTTCCAGAGCCAGATGTTTTCTCCTCCAGCAAACTACCGAACTTCCCCTCTTTGGTATTTCGCGACTGTAATTTTTTCAACGTTTCTTCTGCTCGTTCTTTTTGACTGACTAGCTGTAATAACTTATTGAACTTTTGTAAGCGTTTAGAATTTACATTTGATGATTTCGGGTTTTGCAAGTCATCTATTTCTTCTGCTATTTTCTTATTCTCCTCTTCGGTGTCAGCAAAATTAGATGAACCTATTTTTCTAGCAAGATCATTTCTTTTATCACGTATATTTTTTACCACATCTTGGCTTGAAACGTTTGATGTATCTGTATTCACCATACTAGTTAAAAACAGATCTATTGATTCGGTCCTTTGTCCAAAAAGTTTATCGTCTAATGACTCATCTCCAAACAATAAAAGACCAATTATAGCAATTTCAAGCTCTACAACCTCTTTTGTGTCTTCTAAAGATTTTTCTCTTGATAAAAATAATGATTTCAGGAATGGTGGAAATATATCCACGCCCTCTTCTGACAACAACATCATTTTTACAATTAAAGACAAAGGTATTTTGTTATACCGAGGAGGACGAAACTCTATGTGCCCTTGAGAGTTACAGAATAACTCAAAATCTATCACCTTAGCGGCATTAATACATGTCTCTAGTGGTTTTTTATAAGTGCTGTTCCATATCGGTATTTCACTTGATGCTAATGAAATAGCAAACGCCTGTAGGTCCAAATCCTTATCATAATCATCCGAAACTATAAATAAATTGTTGTCAGTGTTGTATTTAGTATTAAGTTGCGGTCTTATTTGCATAAGTTTAGATCGGGTTTTAAGTTTTTTTGTAGAACTCTCAACTCCTTCGGCATTTGATGCGGCGGTTTCATTTGCGAATTCTAATATTATATCGTCTCCATAAATCCTGAGACCAAAATTAGAACCCTCTTTTATTTTTTCTGTAAATAATCTCTCTTCCTCTTTCAGTTTGGTTTTTAATTTTTTTATTCGATTCTTGAGATCCGAAATTGTTCCGGTGCGACTTATAGAAGAAAGGCTAGTTTGATCACCTTCTTGATAAGATGCATTTTGAACGTTTAGCTGATCTTGCAAAGTTGCTATTTGAGACTGCAAACTTTTAATTTCCTCATTATCATTAGATAGGTCTGTCTGTAAATCAAGTCTTTTAGCCATCTGTTTGCGATCTATATGTATCGTTTGGAACGGTTGAAAGTTTCCAAGTGCTCGATTGGTACTTCGTGTTATATCAAAAAAAGAATGAAAAAAACTTTCGGGGTCGTTTGTATTTCCTCCAGTTGTATATGTTCCTATTGATTGAGTGTTTAAGAAAAACGATTCATAATTGTGCGGGAATCCTGTAATTAAAAGACTTACGACATCGGCTATATCCAGATTAGCAAATGGATCCGTAGTTATTGTCACACCAACATCTCTTCGCAATTTGGCTATCTCAGATCGATTTCCGTCCAATTGAGTGCGTAAATTAATATGTCGTGTCGCAGTTATTACACCCTGCTTCCATTTATAAACTAGACCCGGCGCATGTTTCATTTTAGCATAAGCACGAGTTCCGTATATGACTATATCCTGATAGATATTGCTTTCATCTACTTTTTCCCCTTTGTTAATTCCGCTATCAAAATACAATAGTTTTTTCTTATTCTCCGCACTTAGGCCCGGATTTCCTATTATCAAACCGGTCGCATCATCTATTTTTAGATCGAGTGGGGTTAGGGGATCTTCTAGAACTCCCTGTGGCTGATCTAATGATGGCGCTGTATTTACTTTCGAGAGATTAAGCCATTTCATATTGCTTTCGCCAGATACATTTAGAATATACTTACCAGAGTTGGCATTATAAGATTCCGACACTGTGCTTACTAATCCGCCAAATATATGTGTTCCGGCATTCCTCAATAAAGACCCAGACCTAAGGGCGCGATATAAATCTAACGGTATTCCTGCATTATCTAGGTTAAACTGTCGCATTTCTTCTTGTAATACAGCATCAGAAGCTTCAGCATTAGTGGCAAAACTACGAACAAAAGAAGAGCCGTTTAACAAGTGATTTAATGGACCAAGTAGCTCGGAATCACGGAAGGTTCTACCTCTCATATAAACATGAATCCCATCCATAGGTTGAACGATATTTTTACCAAGATAGAATATCCTTAATTGTCTTCTGGCATATTTAATATCAACATCGCCACCGTCTATTTTAGCGGTTTCAGATATTTTCACGATTTCTCTAACATAGTTTTCTAGCAGCTCGAATATTCCTTTAACCAAATTAGTTTCTGTGCTAGTTAATCTCTGCTCATATGACAACTTAAGCAAAATAATATTAAAATTGTCAGAGTTAAAAGATTCCGGCAAGGAAGAAACATGTCCGACAATATTATGTGCAGCATTTGATGAAATATTAATCTCAAAAGTTATTTCACCTACTCCGGCATCTACAACTGAATCTCCGGAGGAACCAAATCTTGATTCTCGTTCCATTTTAAGCAAATTATCTTTTCTTCGTGCTTCAGATAAAAGTGCTTCAGCCGAATTTGATCCTAGGCTAAAATCAAAATTATTCATTTCTCTATAGGCAGACTTCAATGCCAACTCGACATCACTTGGGGTAATTTTCATAAGGTTATATGGATCTTCGACAGTTAAAGATATACTACCTAAATCATTATACTCTAAGCTTAACGAAGTACTAAACGACTCTGTCATAGTAAGTTCTATTACACCTACTCCTCGACCAGTTCGCGATATGTCAATGTTTTTTTCTGGATCAATAACCCAACTAGTAGTAAGGGCAGATTTGGTTTTACGAACATCTTTGGCAAGATCTCTTAATCCTTGTATGGCATTATCTAATTTAGCAACATCATTTTTAAGCAAATCTAGTTGTGTCCCAAGTGCATCTGCCAAGAATTGTCTATTTGGATCAGCACTTGCTGCGCTTACTTCGTCCTCCAATGCATCTACCATTGCTATACTAAGATTTTCGGCATAACCAGCTACTACCGAATCCATTATTTCGGCATCTAACTCTGCCTCTTCATCCAACAGACTGGTAAGTTTGGTCATTGATTCATAAGCGGTAATTTGGGAACATTTTCTTTCAAACAATAATTTAGAGGCACGAATGAATAATTTCTCACCACTATCCATGAACTTTGTATCATGTTCATTTCGCAAAGACCAAAATAACTTTTTCTTAATATAAACAGTGACATCTGGTTTCTGAGTAGTTATTCGTCGTTTCTTTGCGTCATCTAGATTCTCGACACCGGATCCGACAAAAGCAGTTCCCGCCACATTCATAAAACCATCATCAACATATACTGTTTCTTTTGGCAGTGGTTTGTTTGTGCTGGATAATTTTCCGCTAAACCCATCAGCAACACGAGAAAATTCAGATTTAATTTCCTCCCAGAAATTTCCCACGGCATTCAGTTCTATTCCAGTATCACTTCCAAATAAAATACTCATTGGTTGTCCTTAATGGTGTGTTTAATCTCTGCCATAAGTTCATATAAATTGTCAGGCAAAGAACTTGATTTTTGTAGGTTTTGATATGCCCACATTGGTTGAAGATTTTTATAATGAACTGCTATCTTGAACTGTTCTGGGTCGGCTAAATCGAAAAATGCTAATGGAATAATATGATCTATATGCCATCCTTTTATTCCATAGTTTTCCCAGGTCATTGGTTTTTTAGTTTTTGGATGTGAATAAAACTGCTGTACTAAATGTTGCTTGAGGAAGGGAACAGAACAGCCCAAGTTTTTAGTAGCTGAATCTTTTTTAACGCCAGAGAATAAAGCATAACGCATCCTCCTGCTAATGTTCTTTTTAATTCTGAATATTGGATCTTTGTTTCTTTCTTGCTCGTAATCAAGTCTATAATTTGGATTGTTTTTGAAATACTGTCTTGATTCGGTCCGATACTTTTCTGGATCTTTGGCTCGTCGCTCTTTTGCTTTTCTTCTAGATATTTCCCGACATTCTTCAGAAATGGGATTTTTAGTCCGATATTCTTTTGTTTCTTTTCTTTTACACTCCTTACACAGCTCTTTTAACCCATCTTTTCTCTTATTAAGTTTTCCAAATTCATTAACTGGCTTAACCTCTTTACATTTTGAGCATTTTTTGTTTACGCCAGACGTTATTCCATTTTCTTTATTCCATTTGTCTTTTCTTTCTTGAGTTTTATCGCGACGCATTTTGTTTCTGCAACTCTTACATTGCACTTGATAAGTACCCTTTTCCTCATTTGAGAATTGAAATTCAGATATGGGTTTTTCTTCTCCGCAGCCCCATTTACCACCGCAGATTTTAGTTTTTTCCATAATTTTCCTATGTGAATATTGTTCTATTTTCAGTTAGTGGATCGTCTGAATAACCCAAACCAGATGCCAAAGGATTACTACCGAATGTTAGAGGGGCATTCTCGGGATGATACTGTTGTGGCCCTTGTTTGCCGAGATTAGCAAGTCCTCTTAGTGCATTTCCAGCCATATTTATCAGACTACTAACAAAATCGTCTGCTGTTGGTTCTTTATGGTGGGCCAGGAAGTTCTTTCTTGTTCCGCGTTTTTCGTAAGCCATAAAGGCCAATGTATAATCAAAAAGACCTAGTTTGCTTACACTCTCAGTAACCGAAAAGGCAGTAAAATACCCCCTCCATTGGTCGCCTTGATAAAATAACAAAATATTAGATGCCAACGACGCCAACGAAGGCCTAAGTAAAAAATTTCGTTTTTGTACTTCTGTCGACATATCCGCAAACGCATCACTTAGGTTAGATCCTAAACTCACGCTTTGTTGTATGTTTTGGACATCATTAAGTTGTTGTGCCGCTACTAGATCAAATCCCTTATTTTCGCTTCTATAAATGCCTCGCAAAACATTAATACCCTTGACACCAGAAGATCCTGTAGTTCCGCTTAAAGTAAGTTCAGAAAGATTTTCTCCCCAATACTGAATAACAAAGCCGCCCTTAGTACGAGTCGAGGTTATTTGTTTAGATTCGCGTATAACAAAGTTTTCAGGGTTAATGTACATCTGTATTACATCACCATTAGAAAGTCTCCAAGTCATAATTTGGCCTTGACGATCGGTTATTCCTATTCCCGATCGAACATGCGGGTATCGAGCAAGAGCCTGTCCTGCCGATTGAGCTATTTTAGATGCTTTTTCCCATCCCTTGGCTTTAGGATCTATGGTTGGTTTTGACATTTAGTGCCCCATTAAGCCATTCCGGATTCTGTGGCTATTGTTCTTATATCATTGACAGCCTTAATAGCACCCTTACTTACGGCAAGTTCTATTATCTTGTTCTTTTCTTCTTCCGACACACCCACTGTTATTGTACTTCCCTCTACTTCTAATTTAATAGGAATTGTTAGTTCTTTGGTTTTCATTTCTAATTCTACTATTGCTTTAACTTGCTCTGTTCTTTGTGCTATTCGTTCGGTTTTAAGATCCGGTCTTTGGTCTCTCTCAAAAATCGGCAGCACCAGTTTCGTTTCAGGCACTGGTTTTTGTTCGAGTTTTAATTCTCGTCTTACTTCGGGTGCCGGCTTTTGTTCGAGTTTTAATTCTCGTCTTACTTCGGGTGCCGGCTTTTGTTCGAGTTTTAATTCTCGTCTTACTTCGGGTGCCGGCTTTTGTTCGAGTTTTAATTCTCGTCTTGTTTCAGGTGCTAGTTTTTGTTCGATTGGTCCTTTCTCGGTTTTTGTTGGCTGTTGTAATATTTTGATTCGTTCTTTTTTGCCCATACCGACGAACATTTTTTCCGCAGCATCTAACCCTTTATTTAAATTATCAAGTGACTTTCGCAAAGAAGATATGTGTCTTTCTTCGCCCTTACTAACGCCTTCTTTTTTTAATTCTGCTATTTGTCCCTTTATGTCAAAAGCGGATGATGCTTTAGCCAGATCTGTTATCTCACTAGGAACAACACCGTGCTTCTCAAATGTTTCTTTTTGTTCCGGCGTAGCAGTTTCTCTCATAACGTCGGCAATTTTTTGGCCAATCTGCATGAGTGGTGTGTAAATAGCAAGCTCAGATTCGACTTGTGATAAGGCACTTTCTTTTTCTCGCTCAGATTTTTTAATTGCGCCAGTCTTTTTTTCCTCTATGCGGGCGGTTTTACTCAAGGCACTGATATCTGTTTTGGGTGCATCTGCCATTTGTTTCATTATTCTGCCGACTATTTCCCCGGCACTCATATTTCCTGTGGCAGCATCAGCGACTATATCTTTCAGGCCTGTTATCATTAATGACATGCCAGATTCTCTTGACATATTTTGTATGCTTTCGCGAATTGTTGCTCCCTGATTCACGATAGCTGCCTCAAGAATTTGTGTAGCCTCATCAATTGCCGTAACCGTTTCATTCCCTATATCTTCTCCGGCTTTTAGCAATTCCCCTATGGCATTTGCGTTAGTGGCGCTGGCTCCTGAACCACCCTTGTCTATGTCTTGTAAAATACGCATCATTTGGTTTTGCTTGCCCACATCGCTTATATTCATCATCTGGCCTAATAACTGTCGCTGAATCATATAGTTCCGAGTAAGTGCTGGACTTTCGATTGCCTGTTCTCGTGTTAATATTCGAGGACCACCAAACTTTTTAAGAGTGCTGGTTAAAGAAGATACAACATCACGCATTCCCTCTGTCCCGCCTTCTAATGCGGCTTCCATTTTAAGTCCGCCAGTAAGTAATCCGCCACCACGAGCAGAGGGCATTTGCATAGAAAGTAATGCCCTGGTGCTAAAGGTCATTTGGTTAAGTCCGCCAACAAAAGACTGTAAAAGTTCAGGGGTTAAACCTTGGCGTCCTATTCCAGTTAAACTTTTGGAAAATGTATTAAACAAGGGGGTAATTGAATCTATAGTCCCTCCCCAAAACTTTAATGTTTGGGCAGATCTCATTATAGATTGTGCGGTGCGTTCAAAACCTATACCTGATTTTGTAGCCGCCTCGTATATCTGTCCAAACATGCCAATTGTGTTTTCTATCTTACTGCCCAAATCCAAATAGGCCGATTCCATCATAGACACAATTTGCGAATGATCTGCCCCGGTGGCTGTCGCAATTAGTAACGCAGCGTTCGTCTGTGTCATTTCCGAATTTAATTTATTATGTACATTTATCAGGCCTTCTAATGGCCGAGTAGCATCAGGGCCGAATGTTTTACCCAACGCTTTCGAGACACCCATAATAACTTCTTGCGTATTTCGTGTAGTTCGAATAGATTTGGCAAGAAAGTTATTAAACGAAGCAACATTTTCTTGGGCGGCCGCAAAGCCTCCGCCCGCATCTTTTGCCGCGTCCCTTAAATCAGTAAATGGAATAGTCATCTGCATAATCTGTTTTTGGGCCGGTTTAATAGCGTTTTCCATTTTCTCAAAATATGGAATAACCTCATTCATAGTCTCAACGGCCTTTTTCTGCATCACAGCTAAACCAAGCGGAATACCGGCGTTAAGAATACTGGCTATATTAGTAGACCCATCTTCGGTGACTTCATTAATAGAACTCATGGTTTGTCCTATGGATCTCAACATAGAAGTTCCTGCGTCCGACATTATTTTGCCCATGTTAGCACTAAGATTTTTAGCACCTTCTGAAAATTTGGTTAAGTCAAACTTTTCTGCCTCACCGCGCATTTTTTTTAATTTTTCTAAATAAACAGATAGTGCATCTGAAGTCTCTTTGGTGGCACTTGTTGAATCTTTGGTTTTTTCAGTAATCGAGTCTGAACTCATAGACCTAGCTTCCTCAAGTTTATTAACCTCGCCCAGAACGTCTTTCATCTTTTCCAGTTCTTTTAATTTTTCCAGTTCCTCGGGTGTCATTTTTGCTCCAAGTTAATATTCAACCAGTAGTTAAAATTGTATAAAGTTTCGTCCTTGGTTTGTCTTTGTCGGCTAGATATTGAATCAACAACAGAAAGAATCCTATCCAAATCTTCTACATTTTTCATATCAGATGTAATATTTCCGCCAAACTCTATATCTCGTCCAAACATACCTTTCACCGTACTATTGAATCCTTCCGCTTCTTTGGATTGCCTCTCTCTTATTATTTCTTGAATCACTTTTGGTTCGGAGAAACTTACCTGATATTCAATCAAGTTTCTATAATCTATAAATCCACTATCTTTGTCTTCTAAATAACTATAGTAGTACCACATCCATTGTGCCGCGTTTATATGGGAAAAACATTCATCATTTGCTGGCACACCCCACATTTTACAAAGTTTCCATCGGAGCCTGTGCCATGGCTCCTTTATGAGTTTTTTATTTCTTTTTCCTCGTCTTTAATGCTTTCTTCTCCGGCTTTATCTAGTTTGGTGTAAAAATCATATAGTTTTTCCACCAATGAGTTCTGCATCCCGTCTAACATGGCAAATTTCTTTTTATAGTCTGACTTAAACTCTCCATTAATATCTATTTGTTCAAAAGGAATACCATCAACACTTCTTAAACATTGAGCCAAAGTCATCGTGCGAACTGTGTATAAATCTGCTGTATCTCCAAACTTATAGATTTCGCGCATAAGATCATTTTGTTCGCGATGTGTAAGTGTTGATATCTTAAACTGATGTCCGTGTATTTCTATTACGTCCGTAACACAGCCAATAAAAACCAAATCCTCAAACATTTTTTTATTGGGCGATTCCGGTGGTGAATCAGGAACAACAATCGCTTCTGCTACTTTCTCTTCCTGTGCGATTTCATTGGCCTCTAAAATATCCGACTCTGCGTTCTCAACCACGAACACTTCTCCAGTTGGTTTTGGTGCTGTATGCTTTTTAGATGTCTTCATTGATGCATGCGATATTTCTGCCATGACTGTCTCCTTTGTTTGATGGACTTATGCATGTCCCCGTGTTGCGAGACATGCATTTATATTAAAACTAACCTTTTTCATTGTGGGATTAAAAGAAGGAATTACTCACTAAATACGGCGTTGATAATACCAGCGGCATCAATTGCTCCACGGCGTCTGCCTTGATTAACATCTGTTTCGATTCCAGATTTATCTGTCTGTGTATCAAGTGTGCGCAAATTGGGTACTGAAAAGTTCTCTGTTGCCATTGATGCAGTTTCGGCCCAAATAGTTGCCGTCTCGCTAATAATATAATTGTCCGAGGTATACGGGGTAGTATAACGCTGAAACCAACAATTAACATATTTCATGACAGCGATGCCCGATTCAGATTCTGGGTCCGAAGCATTCCCGATATCAAAAATCTCAATATCGAACGGAACACGCTGGGCATTAATAAACCGAAAAGCTCGCGAAAAAGCCTCAGGAAGCCTCAATTGATCAAAGACCACCCTTGTAACTTCCAGATCGAAAGTGGTCGCAGCATTTGGAACTATTTCGATGTTTCCATCTGTCCCTATTTCGGTAATTCTTCCCAACCCACGAGTCTGAGTAACGGAAAGATTTTGTAAAGCACCAACGGCAATCCCATTTATCTTTATTATGACCTGAGTAGAAAGACCGGTGCTAGTACGACCCTCTTCAGTTGGAATTGCTATTCCCCTGTCTATATTTGATTGTGTATTAGGAACGAATGCCATTAAAATCCTCCAACTTGCTTAGTATAATTTGTGTATCTTTCGTGTTTTCTATCAAGACGTATTTGTGGTGTAGAATCGAAATAAGTCAATTGAAACCTACTTTAAGTCACACCAACGCTTATATCGATAAACACCCAGCCAACTGGAAGGTTTGGCGCAACCTCAACAACAATATTAAACTGTCGTGGGTCCGAGACATCTCTACTTACACCCAAGTTCTTGAAGCTCGTAATGTAATTTATAGAAGTCAAAGCATTAAGAGCACTCAAAGATTTGGCGGACATCTCTGCAACCAATGTAGCGGTTTCCGGCACACCTATGAAACTTTGTAAAACTGTTCGCATAACTTTTGCGATATAATCTCGTATAAAGATTACCGAAAGTTCTTCTTCTTCCGCTGCACCACTCGAAGTGGTTGTCTTGCCATGTACTACTTGTCCGCCGCCCGTAACTGGAACTACTACTGCAACTCCAGCGCCGCCCAAGAAATCTATTATGTTTTGGTTATAAGTGCTTGCGCGCAAAATACTAAATCCTGTCAAAATCTTACGAGTCAAAGGAATAGAAAGATCGGCATTACCAGACATATAACCAGCAGCAGCGGCGGCCATATAAAAACCGTCTAAATAGGTTCTAGTTCCATTTACCGCACGTACAATCTGATCGGGGAACAAATATAAAACTCGGAAAGTACCTCCAAAATTAGTTGCAATACTGAAATCCTGCAAATCTTCTATGTCATTATTCAATATCTCGTCAGCACTATCGCCTTGTATTCCTTCAAGCACCCCGATGTCCTCAACCGCCACTAACTCATTTCCTAACAATGCTTGCGCAGTGACACCAGTTTGAGCACCAGTAAATAATACACGCTCTCTTCGGTTGGCAGTATTACTCATTAAATCTACGTGAGTTCTAGATGCCTGTTGAATTGCACTAAAGTTTTGAGTCGGTAAAGGAACCAATATCTGCAGGTCTTCGGCCTCCAAAGTATCTAAAGCGGCGCCCCAGTTATTGTCGTAGAAATCAGCATCATCAGTATCGATGTAGGTTACTCGTATTCCATCTCCACGCCCCATTGTTCCACCAGTATTCAAGTCGGTAGTGAACAAAATATGAGACGACTCGTCTGCCGAATCTATCAACTCCCAACGCAAATCGGAAGAAGAACTAACAAACGGTAGGGTTCCACTTGCTCCGGGCGCTATGGCATCTAGTCGCACTAACGAATCATCACCAGTGCCATCGCCAACAGAACCAATAATATAAGTTCCGGCGATATTTGGAACAGGATTACCAACCTTATCTGTACTGAAAATCCGAACATACTTGGTTGGATCCACTTCGCCCGTATCCAAGTTGCTGCTCGAAAAACTAGCAGAGTCGGCACGGAAATTATAGGTTCCAGCAACTACTACGCCATCATCACCCTCATCTTCAACCTCGCCGTCTAAAATTACAGTATAACCATAAGTATAGTTTGGGTTGTCGATGAAATTATTGTATGGATCGTTGGTAATTAATGAGTTATAGAATGCAGTCTTCGTGGGGAATATCTGCGTTTCATCTCCACTATCGGCATCTATAACAAAGATATTAACCGACGTGTCTGTATCCGGCACTCCAACGCCGGCAATAGAAAATTGGAATAAATCTACATCACCACTGGCGGGAACAGGAGGAGCTAACAAACCGCTCAGTCCCTCTGTATCGTCGGTGAGTGGATCGTTAGACTCAATTAACACATCGCTAGTTCTTCGCGGTAAAGATGGTTTAGCTTGAAGTGCTAAAATACCAAATGCTCCATTCTCAAACGCCATCGAAGAACCTAACGAAAGAGTGTTGGTAATTGAAGGGACTCCATGTTTTTCATATAACGACGCCGCATCTGTAAAGAACTCGGGATCGTTCAAATCTTCAGTGGCAATATACCGTGCCTCCAGAAGATCTCCCTTTCTTAACACACCACTATCGACTTTGATAGTAAATCTATCTCCTCTGTCAAAAATGGTGGTTCCTTCTGTAATCGCCACACGTAATATGGTATTGTCGCGGGTTACACCATCACTAATAAAGACAATTGGAGCACCGTAAGCGTCATACATGGTTCCAGACACAGAACCCGTCACACTGAAAACGGCATTGTCTGTAATTGGATCGCCATACGCATCTCGAATAACACTGGTCACGCGCAAAGTCCAAGTCTCAGTGGGCGCGTCAGCATCAATAAGATTTAGAAGCGAAATAGTACCATCACCTACGTTGGCAGAAGACGTAACAAAATCTGACCCACCTTGATCGACCAAATGTGCTCGTTGAAGTTCCACTCGACCAGTAGCAGGTTCCATGCGATAATCATAACGACTGTCGAAAGTGTTAGTGCTTATGGTCTGTTCAACGCCAGCGAGAGGGATACTGTTTTTAAGTATCGTGGAGCGTTGTGCTATGAGAGTGGTTTTAGACAACTCAAAATGCCGACCATCAGGCGCATTGGAAGCAGCGTAGTCTGGATTTACACCATCTTCGCCGGCTCCTTTTGCGGATAGTACAACTGTTTCGGTCGACTCTCCCAAGCCAACTATACAAGTGATACGAAGACCACCTGGAATACTTACGCTTCTGCGGATTGTTCGTACTCGTGAGTAGGTATTAGGACTTACGTACCCAGTGGTACCGGCTATGTTAGGCGACATGTTGATTCTCCTTAGCGTAGGATTTTATTTCCCTTGCTTAAATTATCTTCTGCCCATAAAGGCTGTAAGTTTGTATAATGACAGGCTTTTAGGAACTCTTCTTTATTTTTCAAATTAAAAGCAGATAATGGAATAGTGTGATCTATATGCCATCCAGCGTTTTAATTCCTCCACTACAACTCCCTAATTTCATTCAACTTTTATTTAGGGCAATTCCTGAAAATACACAACCGCCCTCACACTGTATTCGGATTATTGATAGATTTTCAAGAAACCAACACATTATTATGTCGAAAAGTCTGTCGATAAATTAACAGCCAACGAGTCAGCCGGAACATCAGTATCCAGTGCGTCAAAGGTAAGACAGAAGCCTATACGCTCAACTACGTTAGATATTGGGATATGAACCTTCCACTCGCTGCGAATATTCAAGTTAATCGACACAGAATACAACCAATCATTCGCATAGGGTTCCTCCATCTCTCCGCTAGAACTCACGGAACGAATAAATATACCTTCCCGTTGTAGCTCCATTCGCCTAGTGCCTTGTAAAGAAACCATAACAATATCAGCTATTTCCTCACGATCTACTTCGTCTTCGGTAATTACTTTAACCTCCATTGTCTGATCCCATGCTCCGACCAAAGTATGATATTGCGGGGAATAAATTAGAGTTTCGTTTCCGTTTTCATCCACAAGTCTTTCTGTGGTGTAAATAACGCTTAATAAATCTTGGTTGAACGAGATAGGAACATAACGAGAGCCAGTGTGTCGAACTATTATGCTTGGATTGAACTTTACATCATATCTATAAGCGCCACCTATAAAAATTCGGGTTGTCTCATTGTCGTCTAATCCGGCATCAGGGTCAAGTCCGAGATGAGAAGGGGTTGCTGGGAATCCAAATACATCATCGCGATAGGCAAACCACCTATCTCCGCGAAATATCTCACGAATTGTGTCTATAATAATTGATTTACTATGTAAGATTCCAACCTGCTGTACAACTTTCTCAAGTCCTAGTACGTCAGAATAAACATTATGATCTGTAAAAGCCATGTTAGTCCGCCGATATATTGTTTTGAAATAATTTTAGTATATGTTTTCTCACTTTACCTCCATCTCTTTAACTCCGGGCAAAACCTCGAAAACCATATTAACAGGATATAAATCTCTTCCGCCGAACTTTCCTTCGATAAGCGCACAATAACGACCTACCGGAAGAAGACTTCTCCACTCTCCACCCATATTAGTTCGCGTAGACTTCACTTCTTTATTTTTCTCATTAAAAATTCTAACCGAAAGTCCCCCCAAAAACTTAGACTTTCCCCCATTGTTGACAACCATTTTTCCCACACACATACAGGCGCCAGTTTTCTTGGTGGCCTCAAACTTAAAGTTTCGAATGCCGTTTTTTGGAACTGCTTTGGGTGCCTCTGCTGCGGTTACTTTGGGCTTTGCTCGTCCTTCATTCATAAGTCGTTTTATATTTAGATCCACCAAATCCACTTTTTTCTGCAATAAATCCATCTGTTGCAGTAGTGCTTGGATCATTTCAAGCCCCGATGTTTCCTTCATGCTTTACTCCTTTAATATCTAAAGTTTATCGTCACTCCATGCACTTTGGCTGTGATTGCCGTAGACCCATCTGTTGCAACACGCAAATAATAATTGCTTTCTTCATAATTTGCTATATTGACATCTGCGGTGGTGTCCATTATTACTTCGCAAGTCGTTCCTTGTCCTGGTCCGTAATCTCCTGCTGCGGCTGCGATATTTATAGCACCAGTGGATATTGCATCTATGGCAAAAGTAGATTTCATGCTTTTTCTAAAAACATCAAAAGCTAACGCTCCCCCGGCCGGATTAGTTCCACTTGCCTCCACAGAAGTAAATCTAGCGCCGTTCGGAATCTTATCTAGTGGAAAATACAAATAATATGTTCCAACCGCAGCGGGAGACCAAGAAGAGTCGGCAGAGTTTATTTGCCATTCACTATCCCCAGTTGTTGATCCTTCTGCCATCGAAACACCAATTGTATCTAATAGTCCTCGATTCGCTCCTATTACGTTTGTATTAATTGTGGCAGTAGCAGGAGTCGGTCCAATAGTATTAGTTATGCTGTCAGGAACCTTGTTTCCAAACATGAAACAATCATCAGCATTGGGCATATTGAAACCATTAGTTACTGTTCCTATCAGCACATTATTGGAAAAAGTAACTCGACTTGTAGTTCCAGATTCCAAAACACCATTAGTTGCTCCCGTCCCTATGGCATTCATTATATTTCCGTCTATCAATGAATCGGCCACAGTGGTAAGTTTAATAAATGAAGTTGTATTATCTGTCGTATTTTGTAATTTGTTTTTGGAAACTATGTGATGATTACCATGAATGTCGATAAAAGTACTCAAAGAAGTTCCGGTTATAGTATTGCCTATAATTTTTATTCTATTTCGCCCGGTATTAGTTATGATTCCAACCGCACCAGAGTTCAGAACATTAATGGTGTTATTGCTTATATCTAAATCACTGGCAGTTGTGTATATTCCATAGTTCGCAAAAGAATAAGTGCCGGAAGCATCATTCATATTGTTATTACATATCTTGCTATATTGCCCGCTCCAATGAACACCACGATCGCCTTGTCCATCTAATATATTTCCGGTAATAGTAGAATAGGCGGTAGTGCCATAGATATAATAAGCAGAGGAACCAATATTAGAAATGGTATTATTTATTATTACCGCCTTTTCAGTGGCGACATTTGTAGTTGTTTTATAGATTCCATAATTAGGAGTACTGCCATCACCATCTTGAAGAATGTTAGAGTCGACTTTAACAAAACTCACATTCTCATCAATGCCTATAAAACCAAGATCCGTGCTGCCCGAACGACCCACATGACGAACGATATTATTAGACACATTGGCAACTTCTGTGTTAGTAATCCAGATCCCCCAAACATCATTAGAGTTGGCTTTCACACCATAAACATTATTATTTCGCACAAACAAATGCTCTATTAAATTGCCGGTAGAAGCAAGGTTTTCTATGCGTATTCCGTTGGTTACTGTATCTCCATCGACATGCGTAACGTCATTATTGGTTATTCTCAAAGAAAATATTGATTCGCCTACATCCACATTAATCCCGCGAATATCAGAACTAGAAACGCTGGGAACTGTTATTTTGTTGTGGTCTATTAAGGCGTTTTCAATAGGACGAGAAGCAGAACCAAGAGCGATTCCATATGCCGCCGTAAGAGAGCCAGAAACATGACTAATCTCATTGTCTGTTATTTTGATATTATTACAGCCATATAAAGCAGATATACCGGAATATACTTTGGTTATTCGATTATTAGTTATGCTGATATTGTCCGAAGCATTTTCACTAACTTGAATCCCCAAATCTCTTTCGCTTGAGGATAATGAATCTATATCTGTAAATTGCACTAAACATTTTTCAACACTAACATTTGAGCCATCTACTAATACCAAAGAACCATTCATGTCTTTATTGGTGCTGGCTATTTCTATGTTTTCTAGGTGATTACAACCGTCCAATATAACGAAGTGATTGTTTAGTGTGTTGTCATTGGTTATTCTATATCTACCTATTTCGCCGTCAACTCTATTCATGCCTCCAAATGCAGCACCACCAACAATAGATACTCCGGTGGGAATATGTAAAGGACCACTAGCAGTTACTGGGCCTAGTATTTGTATTTTGAGTTTTTCGGCACTGGGATAATTTTCAGCATAAAGCAACGCACCCTCTAGTGTATTGAAGTTGCCAACCCTGTTATTAGTCGGATCTACTATTAAATCTATTTTACTGTCGAGGTTGTTAATAAAGAAGCGTAAATCTATTACAGAATAAATTAAACCATCTATCATTGTCAATCTATACAACGGCAATATTTTTCCGAATTGAGAGTCAGAATTATAACCGTCTGAAAGTATCTCTCCTAGTTCGTCAGAATATGCTTTTATTGTTCCGTGCCCATTAATTCCTATTACTTTATATCCATCCAACGACTCGAATCCTTCATTGTATGATTGCACTATTACTTTTTGCGTTTCCACCTCACATCTGGTTCCGTCAATATATGCAACACCACCAGTAAGAGGTAAAGCATGCATTCCGGTAGTTGAATCTGTATAGGCAAGATCCATCAAATCAAAACCACGAACAACGCCGTTCGACCGAAGCTCTGAAAATGGACGCTCGCTAAATGTCTCTACAAAATCATCTCTTATTTGATCGCCAGCCAGATTACCAAAAAGTCGCGAATCAATTAAATTAGTAATACCAGTAGAACCATCAAAATGAACAACGCACAATTCCATCGCCTCATCGTCGTTCATGGCTCTATAAATTGAAAGAGTCTCCGACGCGACAGAAATATTCCCAGCAGATTTTATGGTAATGTAATCTATGTTATTGGTGTGATATAGTTTAAAGGTTCCAGCAAAATTATGATGAGCGGTTTTAGTTACGCCGGATACACTGTCGTATATGATGTTAAACAATCTTGAATCACCACTGGCAGTTATCGCCACAGTCACATCGCCTATTGGGAAGTTGGCAGATACATTAATTACTTCAATATTACTACCCAAAGTAGCATACTGGGCTCGTTGCTTGAAGAAAGTATATCCGTCTTCATCTACGTAAGTTAATACTAGTCCTCTTTTAGATTCAGTTCCGCTTTGTAAATCATTTAGAGACACAAAAGAGCTGGTTACAGAAATATTAAAACTGGCATCTATCGCTATTGTTTCAGCCGCGTAAACAGAAATGGCGGAAGAAGAGACAGACGCAATAGTATAACTTCCATTGGTGTCTAGATCGGTGTGTTTGGTTATGTGTAAAATATCTCCAGCCTGTATCCCCAGCAAAGTTGGATCAGCACTGTTTCCGTCAGAATCAAATAATGGAATATCAGTAGAAGCGCCGGAAAGAGTAGATGTGCCGGAAAAGACAGTTTTGAGTGTATTAAGAGAAACGCCATTGACGCTATATGTGTTATTATTGTTTCCGTAAATAACCCTGTCTAATAAATCTGCTCCACTGGCATCAAATCCCGTAGCGTAATTTCCAGTGTATCCGTCCAATATTTTTAGTGTATATTGGGGGCCGACCAAGTTGTGTGCTATTACTAGTTCATTACCAACCTCGAAAGCAGTAATGGGAAAGTGATAACCGAGTGTAGGATCGGACACAAAGGCATTTATTCGCTCGGCAACTGTTTTTGCACTTACTGATCCAGCATGTTCGCCCAGTCGATTTACATTGAGGTCTTCGATGGTCAAGCCGCGAACCATGCTGTCGTCTAAACCGGCTTCGATTGCGATTTCATATCCATCTACACCCAAAATACACCCGTTGAATCCTAGGCTTACAATTCGCGCAGCATTAGGATTAAGAACGGCGATGGAATCTACCAGCGTTTCATTATTTTTAACCGCACAAGCAAGAGGCGCAAGCTCACTGTCTATCGAAGCTGCGTCATATATGGAAGCAGAAACGTTATCTCCTGCTACTTTGGTCTCGGCGAATACATGATTGATATAAAGTTGATTGGCGTTCAAGACAGGGATAGAACCTAAAGTATCTGCCGAAGCCAAAGCACCAGTTTCTACGATCTGGCGGGCACCGGAATCCATGAGACTGCCTTCTATGTTTATAATGCTTCCGGAGTAAATGTATAAATCCGAAAAAGAAGTGACTCCGGGTATGGTAATAATAGAAGTTCCAGAAGTAAAGGTAACGGCGCTAGTAGAACTCAACCGTTCTTGTGTGGAACTGTAATAATCTCCGGCATTGATATTCTTGAAAATACCGTTAGAGTGAAAGCCGTCTACGTGTTCTTCTTGTTGGCCTTTGAGATTTGCGTCTATGTTTTCTACCACAGATTGCATATCGTATGAGGACATATCTAAAATATCGAAACTTGAAGATGATTTTATGGCTAATGATTCGGCCATATGCTTTATTGTCGAGGGAATGTCTAAATCAATATGTGGTGTGGTGATCGAGTCTCCAGCAAGCAAGAGCACAGAAAGTTCATTTAGAGCGTCTCCGATCGTAAGAGAAGAAAGACCGGCAATACCATTTCCAGTAGTTCGATTGGTTTTTATTTGATAGCCGTCATGAAATTCCCCTAATCCCAGCGCATGAGTATTAAAACGACCTGTAGACGAGGATAGTCCAGAAGAAACGGCATTAAGAGTGGTTTGTAGAGAACTAACGGAGTTTTGGAGCGATTGAGTGCTGAAATCTAAATCGAGTTTGCTTTCTTTAATTCCAGCCGTGGTTCCTATATGCGAATTATTAATTGGAAGAGAAATTAAACCTGATGAGTTAAGTGCACTGGCTCGTATACAACCATTTGCGTCTATAACAGAATTGATTCTCGTAACCAGATCCGCTACGTTGCCCTGAATAGAAACGCCTAATGCTTTCTCGATGGCAAAAATCGCAGAACGTATCTCGTTGATAGTATCTGCGCTTACCTCAGTGACGTTATTATCAACACGACCAATTTCAAGATCGGTGTCTAGGGAGTTGGGATATAAACTCATTTAATTGCTCCATTTATTATATCAAGGACATTTTTTTCGTTTATCTTCTCTGTGTAAGGTATTCTTATGAAATGTTTAACGTCTTCTGGATGTTGTTTGATTAATTTATTTTTCTTGCGATCCCAGCCTTTTTGTCTTTTAAGGTTCTTTTGTGCCTTCTTCATGCTTATTCCGCCAAATTGAACTGGACCAAAATGTTGTTCTCCATCATATTCTATGGCTATTTTGAGATCTGGAATATAAATATCTATACTTTGTAATCCTAACCATTCGAATCGCTGTTCTGAATTAATTGTGTGATTTGGGTATGCGTTTTTTACTATATTGAGAACCTTTTTCTGTGTTGCACCCAAACCACCACATTTAGAACATAATATTTGTCCCGTATTGCATATTTTATCATAAGATCTAAAAAATATTTTTCCACAAGAACATAAAACTTTTAATTTGGTATAGTTATTTTTATATTCCCCAGATAACAAAATTAATCCGGTCGCTTCTATTTGCCGTTTAACAAAATCAAAA